TTATTCTAAAGTAGAGTATAAAATACAAGATTTTACAGAATGCAGTGGCTCATTTATAAATTGTAAACCAGGCGAATATTCTTGCAGAAGAAAAACAATAGAATCTGGCGATTTAACATTTCCTAAACAATTTAAAAACAAATAAGATTATGAAAAACATACACATATTACCAACAGATAAACCAAGTAGGTTATATCAATTAAAAAATGATATTCTAAGATTAGATTATAAAATTGATAAAGGTGAAGCCAATAAACACATCTACATCACTTCTGATGAAGAAATTAAACCTAATGTATACGCTTTAATTAATAAAGTTTTATGTAAAACTGAATTATTAGAGGGTAGAATTGTTTCAAGACAATTAGTAGGTGGTGCAACTATGGATATTTGTAAAAGTGAATATTTAGAAATCATCCTAAGCACAGACCAAGACTTAATCAAAGATGATGTACAAGCTATTGATGATGAGTTCTTAGAGTGGTTTGTTAAAAATCCAAGTTGTGAGTGGGTTGAGATTGAAAAATCAACAAACACCGCTGATAATATTGATAGTAATATACCTACTATTCCTTGGACTTTTTATAAAATAATCATTCCAAGTGAAGAACCTAAACAAGAAACAACTCTTGAAGAATTTATTGAATCACAACCTTATTATGGCACTTGTACTTATGAATATAAAGAAGGTATTGAAGTAGGTGCTAAATGGCAACAAGAAAGAATGTATAGTGAGGAAGAAGTTGAGGATTTTATCTATAAAGTTTGTGGCACAGTAGCAAGACTACAAGGAATTACATTAAATGGTAATCATATAGATACTGCTTATAAACAATTTAAAAAGAAATAAGATTAGTAGATATGCAGAAGTTTGGGTGTAGCCACCAAGTTAAAAACGAGAGGTGCTTCTGTATGTCTATTTATTAACAATTTAAAAAGAAATAAGATTATGAAACAATCAGCAGTAGAATGGTTAGTAGAGAAACTAAAATCACAAGGATTACTAATTGGAGAAATTAACAATTTAGTAGCAGTTAGAGAAGCCAAAGAAATGGAAAAGCAACAAATTATTGATGTTTGTAATAATGCACAAAAAACAGATTTTTATGTTAAATATTATGATGCAGAACAATACTACAACGAAACATTTAAAAACAAATATGAAACCAAAACGTAAAAACATTTTAATGCATAAACTCTATTGCATTTGTCAATTACAGCTCGAGGTCTTAGACGAACTCAATCCAACAACTGACAAAATGGTAAAATACAAATCCGATATAATTGGACTTTGTGAGGAACTGAATAATAATGTAGCCGATACCTATACAATTCAAAAGAGTACCTACTTCCACGAATTGACAAATAAGATTGACACAATATTAAGAAAGGAATTTAACGAAAATATGTAATATTATGAATCAAAAGGAACAGGTTATCGTAGAAGTCGCAATGTGGATTTCATTAGTTGTAGCGTGCTTAGGAATATTAAAAATAATAACCTGGCTATTATGACAGAACAGCAAATACAAACTAAAATTAAAAAGAAACTCCAGGAGCGAGGTTGGTTTGTAACCAAACTAATTAAAACCTCCACAAATGGCATTCCAGACCTTTTAGCAATCAAATACGGCAAGGCTATGTTTATAGAAGTCAAACGAGAAAACGGCAAACTCGAACCCTTACAACAGACGCGACTCGAGGAACTAACCCAAGCTGGAGCAATTGTTAAAGTCTGGAGCGATTATGAAGTTGACTTTAAATAACGTTTTGCAACTACACGTCTGTTGCGTAAAAACACAAAATTATCTTTCAGTTTAACACGGAATTGAAAGGTACAAAACAAATATTAAATTAATCACAATGTAGCAATAGCGTGTAATTGCTGTTATAACTCGTTTTTCTTATGAAAACATTATTAATTACTACAATTTTAATTCATTTATTTTTCACAATAATATCATTTGTGATAAATTACAAAAAAGCAACAGAGCCCTATTATGTAAAAGATGCTCTGTATGATTTAGGACTTTGTTTAATTCCAGCTGTAAATATTGCGTATGTGTTTTTAACTTTTTATGAAAGTTATTTAGAAAAGCACTTTAATAAAATAACTTTCAATTTTAAAAAATGGTCATCTTTTATGGATAAGCGTTTAAAATGAGTTATAACGTTAAACGGCTTTGTGATGTTGCCGAAAATACACACACTAACTTTAAATTAAAAACTAAACAATGAAAACACAAAATGACAATTCAGTTAAGCCAGAAGTAGGCAATAGCACAAAACCGCTGTTATCTTCTCGGCTTTTAAAATTCCGAGCTTTTTCAAATGAAACAAAAAAAATGATGGATTGGGACTTTATAAGGTCAGTAAATAATCTAACTAAATTAATATCACTAAACCACGTTGATGTTTCTGAATTTATAGGATTGCACGACAAAAATGGTAAAGAAATATACGAAGGAGATATTCTTTGTGATTACAGACTTGATGGTACTTATCGGCTGTTTAAAATTTTCAGAGGAAAAGGCGGTTTTGTTTTTAATACCCACCAAGACGATTTTAAAAAACCTATTGAGCAAATTCTATTTACTGAAAGTTGTTCAGATATGCAAAATGCTGGTTTTTTAGAAACTTGTGAAATAGAAGGTAATATTTGGACGTACGTTTGGTAAGCTGGAAGATAACGTTTCTCGGCTTTGCTTTGTTGCGGAAAAGTAAGCCAAAATTATCGATTAAAAAACAATATTAACAAACACAAACCGAACATTGAATTATGCCCAAAACCGCAATAGAGCAAAACCGATGTTATAAGTAGCTTTTATTATGGACCAAATTAAACAATTAAAAGATTATTGTGATGAAATTTCACTTGATGATTTACGATTTGTCAAAGTAAGACAAAAAATAGAAAAAATGCACGAACAAAACAATATAACAATTATTGATTTTATAAAGCAAAAAGAATATGATTTATCTGTTCGTGCAAAAAATGTATTAAAATACGCTTCACATTTATATACTTATATGAATGAACTTTCGGTTATTAAATTAGTAAAAATTAGAACTGTTGGTTTAAAAAGCGTAAAAGAAATTATACACGTTTACCCTAATTTAGAAAATGAAGTTGGGCATTTAACGAGTATTACAATAAGAGAACATTTAAACAAAGAAGTATTAGCATTTGTTGAATTTGTATGCTCATCTAAAAATCAAATAGGTTATCACGAAGAAATGAAAAAGTGGTATATTTATGGTAAAGGGTTATGGGTAGATAGTGAACAATTATTTTGGTATTTTAACCGCAATGTTGAGTAAAGTTACTTATAACTCCAAAATTCACGCTATAAAAGTATTACAATTATGCAATTATACACTAAAACAAAGGTTATAAGGATTTCAGAAACACAATTAAAAACACTTCAAAAAATGAAGTCTTATAATGTTGATGTTGGTAATTTCATTCGTGAAGCAATACAAGAGAAAATTAAACGTGAGTACAAAGAATTAATATTAAAACATAAAAAATCGGAATGTCCGTTTTAATTTTATAACAAATAAAGTATAATTTTGTTACAAAACAACTTTTTTTCGTTATATTTGTAACGATATGATTAAACCGCACACTATATCAACGCAAATGTGGCTCGAAACTGAAGACGATAATCTCGGTTTCAATGGATCATACGTAGAATTTAGGGTGGTAGTTGATAGCATAAACGGCTTTTGGGTTGAGAATGAAGACGAAATAGTTTTAATTATTAGCGGAACAGCCTATTATATCGAAAGCAACCAGGATTTATTGAGTTTTTTAAAACAGTATTTTAATCCGTTAACATTATGATTTTAGAAGAGTTAGCTAAGAAGGATGCCCAATGGAGAAAAATGGCTTTACAAATTTGTAAAGACAAGGACTTAGCTGACGAATTAGTACAGGAAATGTACATTAAGGTTTCAAATAAAACAAAACCTTTGTCAGATGGTTATATATTTGTGACACTAAGATCCATTTTCTACGACTCTCTTAAATCAAAAGATATTTTAATCGATGACTTCAGAAGTTTTGAAGCTTTAGAGGAGGAAATTATTGATTATATAATTGAGGAAATAGATTATAAAGAGCTTTCTAAGGGCTTAACCTGGTACGAACGCACTATGTTTGAACTCTCAACCTTAGTAGGTCAACGGGAACTCTCAAGACAAACAGGAATACATTTACAAACTATCCATCGAGTTAATAAGATGGTTAAATTAAAACTAAATGGCAAAAAGAAAAATAAATAGATTTAAAATAATTACTTTTTGGATAGGTGTAAATATTATAGGTATTCCAAATTTTCATTATCATATTTTTGTAAGAAAACAAAGAACATCATTATCAAGATTTTTTAATTAAATAACAATGGCAAAAAGAAAAACTAAAAAGGAAATTCAAGGCTTGGGCGATGTAATTGCAGCTGTAACCTCAGCTGTTGGGATTGAGCCTTGCGATGGTTGCAAAGACCGACAGTTTACCCTTAATCGTTTATTTAACTTTAAAACGGTTAAAAGCGAAATGACTCAAACCGATAAGGACCATTTTGCTTTATTCTTAGACTTAAAAGGTCAAAGAGTAATTGATGGTAAAAGGACGGAGTTAGTTTTCGAGGATATTGATTTTTTAAATAAATTATACCTTTATTACTTTGGATTAGACAATTCAAACTGTCCTAACTGTTCAAAAGTTCACGAGCAAGTGATTAAGGATTTATTCAAATTGTACAATTATGGAAATTTATAAAAGAAAAGCTATTTTTTCCAATTTAAAAGATTATGATTTTGCATCAAAAGAAAATAGTTATATTGAAATAACAGAATGGAACAACGGAGAAGGAATTGATATAAATGCCAATAATTATAGTGATAGAAATATCTCATTATCTTATGCAGAATTTAAATTAATTAAAAAGTTAATTAAAAAATTAGATAAATAATGATTGTACCTGAGTTGCTTACCATAAGAACAGCTCTCAGGTCTTTTTTAAAAAAATAATCGGTTAATGTAATTGGATATAAATCCAACTTGGGAAACATCCGCTTTTATAGTGGGAATAGAGGTTCAAATCCTCTACCGATTACAAATTAATAAAATTGAATTTCAAATAATTTTCAATTATGGAGGATAAAAGAAAAAATAACGGAGGAGCGAGAGCAAACTCGGGAAGACTTAAAAAGGAAGAGGTATTCTCTTTGATTGAAACACTTGACACAATAGCAATTCCTGAGACAGTTTGGAAAATGCTTTATGCTAAGGTTTTGGATAGCGATGTAAATGCTATTAAACTTTGGTTAAGTTATCGATATGGAATGCCGAAGCAAGTAATTGATCAAAATATAAATATAGAAAAACCTATTTTCCAATCAATCAATTTGGATGTTCCAGACTACGACAGCCCAGAGTAAAATCGCACGATTAAGAAAACGTGTTCGGATTGTGCAGGGTGGAACCTCCAGCTCGAAAACGTTTTCTATTTTACCTTTATTAATAACTTACGCTATACAAAATCCATTTTCAGAGATTAGTATAGTTAGTGAGAGCATTCCTCATTTAAAAAGGGGAGCTTTAAAGGATTTTCAAAAGATAATGATATTGACTGACAATTATAAGGATGCTAATTTCAATCGGTCATCGTTAAAATATACGTTTTCAAACAATTCCTATATTGAATTTTTTAGTGTGGACCAACCGGACAAACTCAGAGGAGCAAGGAGGGATATTCTATTTGTAAACGAGTGCAATAATATCGATTTTGAAAGCTACCAACAACTCGCAGTGCGTACAAAGAAATTCATTTACTTAGACTACAACCCTACAAATGAGTTTTGGGTACAAACGGAGCTTATAAACGATGCAGACTCTGACTTTGTAGTTTTAACTTACAAGGATAACGAGGCACTCGATCCGGCAATCGTTAGAGAGATTGAGAAGGCAAAAGTTAAAGCACTTACATCAACGTATTGGGCGAACTGGTGGAACGTTTACGGATTGGGAATGCTTGGCTCACTTGAAGGGGTTATCTTTCAAAATTGGGAGCAAATCGATACCGTACCAGCTGAAGCAAAATTCTTAGGATGTGGACTCGATTTTGGTTATAGCAATGACCCAACCGCTTTGATTGGAGTGTATGAGTACAATGGTAAGATAATCGCTGACGAAATGATATATTCAACCTCACTATTAAACTCCGATATTATTACTTTAATGAAACAAGAGCGAACCCTTCCAATATGGGCGGACTCAGCAGAACCAAAAAGCATCGAGGAAATTCGCAGAGCTGGTTACAATATCAAACCAGTTGTTAAGGGTGCAGACTCAATAAATTTCGGTATCTCGGTGCTACAGCAAAAAGAGTTATTAGTTACAAAATCGAGCACTAATTTAATTAAAGAGTTGAGGCATTACAGTTGGGATGTTGACAAAACAGGCAAAAAGCTAAACAAGCCAATCGACGATTTTAACCACGGACTCGATGCTTTGCGTTATTTTGCAATGATGCAACTCGCTATAAAACCACATCGTAAGGTGATTATCACGTAAATTTAGTGAAAACAACTTATTTTTATAAACAAAACCAACTTTTAACGTTATATATATATGAGAGTTACTATTCCAACCTATTTAAGTGAGATTAAATTATCTCAGTACCTAAGATATCAAAAGGTTATCGCTGATAATTCAGACGATGAGACCTTTGTATGTATTCAAATGGTGGCTATCTTTTGTAATTTAACAGTTGCCGAAGTTATGAAAATTCCTGTTAATGATTTCGGGGAAATCGTTGAAACATTAGCGAAAGTATTGGATCAGAAACCCGCACTCGTTAGAACTTTTAAATTAAATAAGGTTGAGTACGGATTTATTCCAAACTTTGAGAAAATAACCTTAGGCGAACACGCAACGATTGACACGTTACTCGGCAAAGATGAGAATTTAGCCTTATTAATTTCGGTAATGTATCGTAAAATAACTAAAAAGGTTTCTGTCTTTTACGAGATTGAGGAGTACGATGGTGACGAAAGCAAAGCGGAACTTTTTAAAGACGTTCCAATGGATGTAGTAATAGGTTCTATGCTTTTTTTTTGGACTTTAAACAAAGAATTATTATCGAATATCCTATTACATTTGGAGAGCAAGGCAGCGAGGGAGGGACTGAATTTGGAGGAAGCTTTGGAGAGCGTTGGGGGTGGTATCAAACTTTTATTCGACTGTCGAGAGAACTTAGAATCCACGTTAGAGAAATTGGAAGAGAGCCTCTTCACGAATCACTCACGTTATTATCTTACTTAATTGACGAAAGCAAAGAGGAAGCAAAACAAATTAAACAAAACTTTAAGAAATGAAATCATTTTATAAAACAATCGACTATATTAAAACCACTTTGGAGGGTGCTCCGTTATTGAATACGATAACTCACGGAACAGATATAATCGATAACGTTAAAAAGAATATATTCCCTTTGGCTCACATAAATGTTATGAGCTCAAGCATCAACGCTGGAGTTGTTAATTTCACATTTGAAATCGCAATACTCGATATTCGTAATATCTCAAAGGTAAAATATAAAGATAAGTTTTTAGGAAATGATAATGAACTCGATAATTTGAACACGTGTCACGCTATTTTGAACTATATGATTATGTCGATGCGAATGAAGCGAAACGATAACGATATTGAGTTAATGAATGAGCCAACGTTGCAACCGATTTTGATGGCTTTCACAAATGCGTTAGACGGTTGGAAGTGCGATATTGAGTTAAGTATTCCGAATAACGATTTTGATGTTTGCTGTTAATGGAACTTAAAAAAGTACAGGAGGCATTAAACGCTTTCGGAGCCTCTGTAGTTGAGAGAGCAAAACAAAATTTAAAGATAGGGGGTAAATACGGAACGCATAACGCATCCGGAAAGCTTTCAAACTCTTTAAATTATAAAACAAAAGTCAACCCGAACTCGATTGAATTTGACTTTTACGCTGAGGATTACTGGAAGGAACTTGACTTTGGTACAAAAGGAAGTCAATCGAGTAATAAAGCACCGAATAGTCCTTACAAAGCAACGGCAAAACTCGCTGACATTGATAGGTGGGTAGTTCGTAAAGGATTGCAAGGTACGAGAGGAGCTGGTGGAAAGTTTGTAAATCGTAAATTGATGGTTGCAAGTATAACAAAATCGATTAATAAGACAGGAACTCCAGAAACGAAGTTTTTTAGGAGTGCATTCGATAAGGAATATGAGAATTTTAACAATAATATTGCCGATAAATACGGATTAGATTTGGAGGAGTTTTTAAAATTTAGTTTAAAAGATATAAAATGAACATAGTAAAAATTTATAAAGGAGAGGACACAATTGAAACTTTTACAATTAAAAGCGAAAATACTATTGACTCAAGTCAGTACGTAATTTTGTGGGATTGTAAAGAGGAAATATATATTGACGAGGAATTGATTGAAACAAAATATCATACAGTATGAAAGTAGTAAAAGTTAGAAGTCCGTTTATAATTGAAGTAAATGAGGCGGGTGCAATAGGAAGCAAAGTTGAATTATTTATTTATCCTTACGGAAGTTCAGTTCCTGCAACTCCAACCTATACACTATCGAAATTAAACCCAAGTACAACACAATTAAACACGTCTTATAATGTTTCTAATTATGTTAAAGAATACATAGATAATATTAAAGCAACCTACGTTCCATTTTATGGCGAACTTGAGCAGAATAACGAATGGGTAAAATTTCAAGTTAAAAGATATAAATTAGTAGGAAGTACTTATACAGAATTAGGTACTGCGACTGAATATATTGGTGTTAATGGATTTACAGATTACACAAGTGGAAATCAAGAGCCAAGCGAAGTAAAAATACTATTATTATCAAATCCAAATATCAATAATTATTATTATAAAACACCCACCTATCCAAATACATTAACGCAATATTTTAATTTGTTAGTTGATAAGCCAACGGCTACTACTACTATAATCGATGTAAAATATGAAAGGATTGATGGTTCAATTTACGAATATACAAATAATATTGCGGTTGGTTTTGGTGGTATATTTAATATTGCTCAACCTATTACACCTGTAAAAGCAAATGGTAATTTTGTTAACGGTTGTAAGGTTACAATATCTTATACTCCTGCGGTTGGAGACACTATATTTTTACCTTCATTTTATACATATCCAATTGAAGAATGTAAATACACTCCAGTACTTTGTGATTTTGTAAATAGATACGGAGGTTGGCAAACAATTACTTTTTTCAAGGCTCAGACGAATGCTGTAAGCGTAAAAGGTTCAGAATATAATTTACTTCCTGATGCAATTGATTATAATATATATAAAGGGCAAAGCAAAGTTTTTAATATAAACGGAACACAAACTGTTAAATTAAATACGGGTTGGGTAGATGAAAATTACAATGAGTTAATAACTGATTTGTTATTAAGTGAAACTGTATTATTGGATCAAAAACCAGTAAAAGTTAAAACGCAATCTTTGACTTACAAGACACAATTAAAAGATAAAATGATAAACTTTGAAATTGATTTTGAATACGCTTTCGACTTAATAAATAACGTTATATGATAACAGTTGGAATATATATAAAAAACTCTTATACCTTAGAATTTGATAGGGTTGAGTTATTTGCTGACGAAAAAATAAGCGTAACGAGTTCAATTCAAAATATAAATAATATTGGAGCGACTTATTCGGATTTTTCTCAGACGTTTACAGTTCCGGCTACTAAAAATAATAATAAGATTTTCAAACATTGGTACGAAAATTCTTTAGACACACAATTTAGTACATTAATAAAAGCTGATGCATATATTGAATTGGATACAATACCATTTAGAATAGGTAAAATTCAATTAGAAAGCTGCGATATTAAAAATGGACAGCCACAAAGCTACTCAATTACTTTTATTGGCAATTTAGGAAACTTAAAAGACAATTTTGCAGGTAAATTTTTAAGGGATTTAAATACTACAGATTATGATTTTTCACATAATGGAACTGTTGTAAAAGATAAAGTAGTTACAACTACAACAAGTGCTGATGTAATGTTTCCGTTAATTTCATCAGATAGGTATTGGAATTATGAAAGTGCATTAGATCCAAGTAATAACATAAGTAATACACTTTATGCAATTAGATTTAATGAATTATTTCCCGCAATAAGATTACAATCAATTTTTAATATGATTGAAAATGATTTTAATGTTAATTTACAAGGAACTACTGAAAATCCAAGTACTTTTTTAACAGATGCAAGGTTTATAAATGCTTATTTATATTTAAAAAATGCAGAAACATTTAAGATTAAAAGTGAATTAAATCAAATAAACTTTAATACTTCAACTAATTTTCCAATTAACGGATGGTCATTTTCTTTAGGAAGTGACGCTTTAACTTATGCTATACCTGGAACATTTAGAGCGTCAGAAGTTTCATTATCAGTAACAACAACAACAACAAATGTTAATTATAGTATTATAGTTTATAAAGATGGTATTTTATATAATACTGTTCCCTGTTCAAACATTTCAATTTTAACTAACACCTTTGATTTAATTAGTTATACAACTAACATACCAAGCAATGCTGGTCAGTTTAAATTTTATATTGTATCAGAAAATACATTAGTCTTTACTTCTGAATTAACTGTTTCTGTTACGGCTGTAGGTGATGCCTTTGCTACTCAATCAACAGCACAAACAACTTCTGCTGAATTATATATAAAAAATTATTTTCCTGAAATTAAAATTGAGGACTTTTTTAGTGGTGTTTTAAAAATGTTCAATCTTACTTGTTATTCAACTGACGGAATAAATTATACGATAGACACAATAGAAAACTATTATGCTACTGGTAATATTATTGATTTGACAAAATATGTCAAGACAGATTCAATCAATTTAACAAGGGTAAAAACTTATAAAAAAATTAACTTTTTATACGAGAAATCTGAGTCATTAGTTAACGTAGGTTTCAACTCAAATAATGGAATTGAATACGGCTCTCTTTATTATGAAAATATACCTAAAACAGATGGCGAGGAATATTCAATAAAGCTACCTTTTGAGGATTTAAATTTTAACAATTTAAAAGACAAATTACAAGTTGGTTATTGCTTAAAAACTGATTTACAAAAGTATATACCTAAGCCGATTATTTTATACGATTATAACCCGACAGGTTTAACAAGTTTGACAGCTACTGATTTTTGGTTTAATACATTTTTAACAGGTGGAACTTCAACTCAACATACAAGTTATAAAGCATTCGGTCAAGAATTATTAACTGGTGGGATTACTTATTCATTGAATTTTCCTGAGCAACAAAGTACATTGACAAATGAAGTTGTAGTAAATAGTTTATATCAAACTTATTACTCAAATTATATAAGTAATATTTTTAATTATAGAGCACGATTAATCAAAGTTAGTGCTATACTACCTATTTCGGTTTTAACGTCTTTAAAACTCAACAACAGAGTTATAATAAGAGATAAAAGATATATTATAAATTCATTCACAACTGATTTAACAACAGGCGAGGCTTCATTTGAATTATTAACCGATTTACGAACATTATGATAAACAACATTTTAGAAATGCTGAAGCTTGCGGAGCACTTTGATAGCAATGAAATTATTGCAACCGCAAAAGGGAAATACGAACTACCAAAAACTTATAAAGAAATATTTAAAAAAGCGTTAAAATGGCAATTGAAAAAGTAATTGATATACAAATACAAAGTAATTCTGAGCAAGCGGTAGGAAGTTTAAGAACGCAATTAAAAAACGCTCAAGCCGATGTCGCTGCATTATCCGATAAGTTCGGAGCGACTTCAATCGAAGCAATTAATGCAGCAAAAAGAGCGGGGGAACTTAAAGATAGGATTGGAGATGCCAAAGGATTAACCGATGCCTTTAATCCCGATGCTAAATTCAAGGCTTTGTCGAGTTCACTCTCGGGAGTTGCTGGAGGTTTTGCAGCGGTACAGGGTGGAATGGCTTTATTTGGAGCACAATCGGAAGACGTTGAAAAAACTTTGTTAAAAGTTCAGTCTGCGATGGCACTCTCTCAAGGACTTCAACAAATTGGCGAAAGTGTAGATAGTTTCAAACAACTTGGAGCGGTTATTAAATCGCTTAACGTTGTTCAATTAGCGAACAACTTTATTCAAACGGGTTCCATTACATTAAAAAGAGAAGATGTAGCCGCAACCACAGCACAAGCAACCGCAACAGTATCAGCCACCGCAGCAACAAGCGGAGCAACTACGGGAATGAAGTTGTTAAGATTGGCAATTATAGGAACAGGAATAGGTGCAATCGTTGTCGGTTTGAGTTTACTTATAGCAAATTTCGACAAAGTTAAGGAAACTATAATGAAAGTTATCCCTGGACTTTCATCAGTTGGTAAAGTAATTGGAGGGATTGTAAATTCAATTACTGATTTCGTAGGTGCAACCTCAGACGCTTCGAGAGCACTCGATAAACTTAAAGAAAATGCGGATAAAACTTTGTCCGTAAATAAAAAGTTTATGCAGGAACACGGAGACCAAGTTGACCAATATACAAAAAAGAAAATTGATGCGAAAAACGCCTATGCCGAAGCGGTAAAAGAGGAAGGTGCGAATGAGGCAGAATTAGCAAAAAAATTAAATAGAGAATTAGCTGCAATTGAATATTCGAGAGGAGACGAAAAAAGAAAAATTCAAAAAGATGCAAGCGATAAGGCTGCGGAGGATAGAAAATCTCAAAATGAAAAATTAAAAAATGAGCGTGAGGATGAGGCTAAAAAATTAAAAGAGGAAAAAGACAAAGCCGTAATTTCAGAAGCCGAAGCATTTAGAAACCAATTAGAGGCGGTGCAAAAAGTTGAGGCGGATGCTAAAAAAGCGAATGCAGATGCCTTATTGACTGAGCAAGAATTAGCGATACAAACTGAAAACGAAGCTTACGAAATTAAAAAAGCAAATGCGATAAAATTTGGAGAGGAAACAACAGAGATTGAGAGGCAACATTTAAACACTTTAAATGATATAAATTTAACAGCTCAGCAAAAACAATACGCAACAGATAAGGCAAACACAGAGGCGAAAATAAAACTTTCAGAAGCTGAGGCAGATGCTAAAAAAGCACTACTTCAAAAAACCTCCGAAGTATTAAATAAAGGAGCTGATTTACTTGGTAAGAATACCGCAGCAGGTAAAGCGATGGCAGCGGCAGCCGCTTTAATTAATACTTATCAAGGTATTACAGCGGAACTTGCAACTAAAACAGTTACACCTTTTGAGATAGGTTTAAAAATTGCCAACGTTGCTATTATTGCAGCTACAGGATTTAAAGCGGTTAAAAATATTTTAGCCGTAAAAGTGCCAGGTGGTGGTGGTGGTGGTGGTGGAAGTGTTCCCGATGGAGCTTCCGCCGCAGGTGGTGGAGCTTCAACTCCTCCATCTTTTAATGTAGTTGGAGCATCTGGAACGAATCAACTCGCTCAATCTATTGGGGCACAGCAACAGCAACCGATACAGGCTTACGTAGTTGCAAATAATGTGACAACGGCTCAGAGCTTACAACGTAACATAATCGAGAGTGCCACAATAGGAGGTTAAAAATTCAATCTACAGGTTTAAAATTTATTTATTTTTTAAATCTGTAGGCTTGTTTTGTATCATTAAATTAAAATTTAATGTAAAAAGTTTATAACAAAATTAATTAATATCGTTATACATATATGGAAACATACAATGTTATTTTTAACGAAGGCGAAAACGAGGGTGTATATGCTATCTCGTTGGTTTCTGATCCTGCAATCGGAGTGCAATTTTTAGCTTTGGCAAAACAAACCGAATTAAAACTTGCAACCGTAAACGAAGAGCAAAGAATTTTAGTTGGTCCGATATTAATTCCTGAGCAACTTATATATAGAAATCAAGACGGACACGAATTTAATATAAAATTTACATCCGAAACAATTAAGCAAGTTCACAGAAATTTTGTAACGCAGGGTTACCAAAATAACTCAACAATTGAACATTCGGGTAAGCAAATCGAAGACGTTATATTTATTGAAACGTGGATAAAAGAGGATGAGGTTCACGACAAATCAGTACTATATGGTTTTAGTGAGCAAGTGGGTACAATGTTTGGTTTAATGAAAGTTAATAACGACGAAATTTGGAATGATTACGTTAAAACAGGAAAGGTTAAAGGCTTCAGTATTGATGGAGTTTTTGATATGGAGAAAGTAAATTTAAAAAGTGAGTATATGAATGTAGAATCAATTGTAAATGCAATCAAAGATGGTTTTGCTTCGGTAAAATTATCTGAGGAAGTTGCAATCGAGGAAATTGCTATCGCAATGGAAACGATTAAATTAAAAGACGGTATTACCGTTTTGGAAGCTGAGGCTTTTGAAGCTGGTAAACCTGTTTTTATTGTAAACGAAAACGGAGACAAAGAGCCTGCACCAATCGGAGACCACGAATTGGAAGACGGTAGACTTTTAGTAATCGTTGAGGAAGGTGTTATTGCTGAAATTAAAGAGGCAATAATGGAAGAGGAAGCTCCAGAGGTTGAGACAAAGGAAGCTGTTGAAATGTCAAACGAGGAACTTGTTAAATCAATTGTGACTTCTATGAGTATCGAAGTGGCAAAACAAATCGAATCAATTAGAACAGAATTATCTGCTCAAATTGCTGAGGTTAAAACTACTCAAGTTGAGGTGAAAGCTTCAACAAAAGCAAAACCAGAAGTTAAAAACGATAAACCGTTAACAAACTTCGAAAAATTTAGAAATTTTAATAAACAATTTAATTAAACAAAAATGGCAGTAACTTACACAGGGGCACAAATCCCAACAGATTTTAAAGCGGAAATTATCGCTGAAATCCTTTTCAAAAATAAAACAGTTGAAGATGGATTAGTTTCTTTTGAAACAGGAATAAAAGCAGGTAGAGTAATTACCGAAAATATTAACTCGGTAACTATGCAAGCGTGGAGTGTTAATCCAACAGGTTCAGAAGCTGGAGCAATTGGATTAGAAGATACAGTAGTAACTCCTGTAAAAGTTGAATTTATTGATAAATTTACACCAGACGATTTGCGTTCAACTCGTTTTAATCGTGATATGCCAGCAGGGGCAATCAATGATGTTTCTGATGAATTTAACAGATTAGTTTTAAATGGAGTTGCTCCGCTTATTTCTAATGATGCTGAAAACAAATATTGGAACGGTGCTACTTCTGCTACAAAAACAGCTGTTGCAGCTTTAACAGCAGGAACAGGTCAAACTTCAGTTGGAGCAGCTGAAAAAACTTTAGTTGCAGCTATGCCAACTACATTATTTGACTCTTTGACTACAAGAATTATTTATAATAAAGCAGCTGTAGGTAAAAGAATAAAAGTAGCAGGAACTACTTTAGACGTAAGTAACATTGCAACTGAAATGGGTAAAGTGTATAATGCTATTCCTGATGAAGTTTTAGCAAGTGAGACAAAACCTTTTATTTATGCACCAAGAAATGTTAAAAAATTAATTAACAATTTTAATCTTGCACAAACTTATAGAGATACTTTTACAGTTGATTTAGCAACAGGTAAATATTTCTATTTAGATATTGAAATCGTTTTTGTTCCATTTGCTTCAAATGTATTATTAGCAGGTGTACCTTCTAACTTTATGTGGTGTACTGATTTAATGGATGACTATTCAAACATTAATATTGCTCCTTATCCAGCACCGAGAAAAGATTACTTCTATGATGTAATTTTTACAATCTTTGCTCACGTTGTAAATCAAAAATTCAACGTTCTTTACGTAGGATAATTAATAATTTAACCGCTCATTAATTTGGGCGGTTTTTAATACAAAAAAAACAAATGAGTTGTTTAATAAGCAAAGGAAAACTTTTAGGTTGTAAAGACCAAAGAGGAGGGTACAAAAATTTGTACTTTGCCAATTATGCAGACTACGCTTTCGTAGTTGCTGCACACCAAGTGACGAGCTTAGGCACGTTAGCTGAAGTGTTTAAATATGAAGTTAAAGCGACTACAAATGCTTTAACCGAAACGGGTACAAGTTCAGAGGATAATGGAACGTTTTTAAACGCTCAATCGGTTGCGGTTACGCTTCCAAAATTAGCCGCTGACTTACAGGCTCAAGTACAATTGATTTGTGCTTCAAGACCTTACGTTTTTGTAGAGGACTATAATGGTAACATTTTACTTTTAGGAGCTACAAACGGAACTATGTCAAGCTGTACAAAAGTAACCGGAGGAGCTGGTGGAGATTTAACAGGTTACACTTTGGCTATAACAGCGGAGGAAGGTAATTTATCTCCATTTTTAGATGCTACAACTAAAACCGCTTTATTCGCTTTAGTTAGTGATGTGGTAGTTTCTTAACTTTTTGCATAAAAATTGATAAAAAAGCTCCTTAATGGAGCTTTTTTTGTTACAAAAAACTATTTATTCGTTATATATATATGTGGATATTTAATTTAACAGCACCGTACCAATTCAAATGCATTCCGAGAGGATATAATAGTGGCATAATCACGTTTTTTTTACGTGACGAGCTTAAAGATATCACTCACGAAATCGAGGTAACGGGTGTTTATTATCAAAATGGTATTTTAATTTTAATTTTTGACGATTATATAATGAAGGAAGGGCAATCTTTTGAAATTGTAATCAACGAAAATGACGAATTAATATATAGAGGCAAGGCTTTTGCTACCGCTCAGACTGACTTAGAAAATTTTGAACTTAATAATGGAGTTCTAAAAGTATAATTTTATGGGAAAATTACAAATAATAAATTTATCGAACTATATAAGACCAGAAATCAAAGAGGTATCTGGTAAAAAATGGGTATTGAATGGTAAAAATAACGAATTTTATCAAACTATTATCGATGCTTATAATGGATCACCTACTAACTCAGCGATAATTGACTCTTATAGTCAGTTTATTTATGGTAAGGGTTTAACTTCAAAAGACAGAAATACAAAACCATCGGAATGGGCTGCAATAATTTCCTTAGTTTCTAAAAAAGATTTGAGAAAAATTTGTAAGGATTTCGAAATGTTTGGCGAAGCTGCAATTGAGGTTAAATATTTAAAAAATAAAGTACAAAAATGTTTCCATATTGCTAAACAAAAAGTTGCTCCAGAGGTTGCAAATGAGGATGGCGATATTACAGGATATTATTATAGTTACGATTTTTCAAATGTAAATAAATACAAGCCAGAGCGTTTTGATGCTTTTGGATTTGGAGAAGGAATACAGGAACGCTCCGAAATTTATATAATTAAAGATTATCAGGTCGGGCAATTTTATTATAGCAATCCTTCTTACGTTGCTGGTATTAGTTGGGCGAAAATGGAGGAGGAAATTAGTAACTACTCTATAAATCATATACAAAAGGGGTTGTCTTTCGGTCATATTATAAATATGAATAGCGGTATTCAACAAAGTGCCGAAACAATCCAAGAGAACACGAGACAAATTAGAAATCATTTGACAGGTTCACAAAATGCGGGTGCATTCTTTTTAAATTGGAACGATAACAAAGATAGCGAAATTACAATTTCGGCTTTGGAAGTTTCAAACGCTCACGAGCAATATGCTTATTTGAGTGCTGAGGCTAAAAATCAATTATGTACCTCTCATAAACTTACAACTCCGATGTTAGTAGGTGTAAAAGATGCAGCGGGTTTTAGTTCAAACGCTGACGAAATAAAAGTAGGATTTGAGGAGTTAATGATAAACGTTATTAAACCAAAACAGGAAATAATTTTGGATGGTTTAATGGAAATATTTGCAGTTAATGCTATCGGTTTGAATTTACAATTTGAAAGCTTAAGAAGCGAAGAGCCTTTGGCAATTGTTGCTCCATTAGTTCCACAAACTACGCAATTGAATACTCAAGAATACGGAGAGGAAATAGATTTGAACGAATGGGAATTAATAAGCTCCGAGCCTGTAGATTACGACAAGGAAGAGGAATTAGATGCAGAGATTAAGCGTTTAAATAATGTTAGTACTAATTTAATGCGAGTAGCTTTGGAGTCTGTAAGTACGGGAACTGCAAGACCAAACGCATCAAGTGAGCAAGACGGAGTACTTTTTAAAAGTCGTTATAGATACGGAGGAAATGCATCTCCAGAGCGTGATTTTTGTAAAAAAATGATGGGTGCAAATAAATTGTATCGTAAAGAGGATATTCAAATGATGAGTCAAAAGAATGTAAATCCTGGTTTTGGAATGAGTCCAAATCCAAATCAACCTTATGATATATTTTTATGGAAGGGCGGAGGTTTATTATCTGACAACTTTAATTTTGGAACTTGTAAGCATTTTTGGATGAGAGAAACTTATCGTAAAAAAGCCGATGTAAATAATCCAAATGCTGAAATTATAACTCCAGCGAAAGCTCGTAAAGATGGAGAGATTTTACCAACAAATAACCCAAAGGTGTACATTGCACCACACGATATGTAAATTATGGCAACGACTATACTTTTAAAAGAAAACGAATTAACTAAAAATACCCTTTTGGGTGGGAATATCGATATTGATTTATATATCCCTTGTATTGCAGACGCTCAGAGAATTAGACTTGAGGAAATATTAGGGGATACGTTATACAATAAGATTTGCGAGGATTTTGAAAACGATGACTTAGTAGGTGATTATTTAACATTGTACGAAGGGTATATAGTACCGTTTTTAATTGCAGCCGCTGCGGTTGAGTATCTATTAATCGGAGCGTATAAAGTAAATAATAATGGTATATTTAAAACGCAACCAGAGAACTCGGTTTCCGTTGATAAAACAGAGGTAGATTACTTGGTTAATAATATGCGTTTAAAGTCTGAAATGTACAGAGATAGAATGTTTAGATGGTTATATCAAAATCATTTGCCGGAGTATGTAAGTAGCTCTACAAATATCGTTAATCCGATGCGTTCCAATTTAATTTGTGGTAAATGGTGGCTCGATAAACCATATTAAAAATATGAGAAAAACAGACAAACGAACAGAGGAAAATATTTTAAAATTAAAAAAATTTGTAAATGGCATCGACATTAAACTTTACGACAAAAAGAGGGGACACATTCAAACAGACAGACTTCCAAATAAACATTAACGATGTACCGTTGGATTTAACCGATGGACTTGTTAAAATCCAATTACGCAAAGAAGCTGGGGGGATTGTCGCATTCACTCCAGAGTTAACTATATTTGATCCAACAAATGGGGAGTTTTGTATTAACGAGCAAATTATCGATATACAAGCGTGCATTTATAAATATGATATTCAAATCACTACAGCTAACGAAGAGGTTAACACTTGGGTAAGCGGTTTATTCACAATTACAGACGATATAACACGATAATATGAGCGATAATGTAAATATTATAGTACAAGACACTATTAATGAAATCGTTGTTAATAGTGCCGTTATAGTTGAAACAATCGATATCAATGTACAGGTTGCAGTTGATGAGGTTACTATTATAGCAAACCCAAACGAGTATATTATAAATGTAAATCGTATAATCGGGGAGCAAGTTCAAAGCGATTGGAACGAAACAGATGATCAAGCTCCAGACTATATAAAAAATAAACCGATTATACCTGCAGCGGTTACAAAAACTTCAGATTTAATTAACGATGGAGAGGATGGAATAAATCCTTTTATAACGTTAGAAGATATTCCCGTAAGCGGATTGACTTCTGTAGGTTTATCAATGCCCGTAGCATTTAATGTAGCAAATAGCCCTTTAACTTCAGATGGTACTATTGCGGTAAGTGCTGCTGGTACTTCATCACAATACATTCGAGGAGATGGTCAATTGGCAACTTTACCAAGTGGGGGCGGAGGTGGTTCATCTGTTAATTATTATTTGAATGGTTCGATTGCTGCGTCGGTAGCAACTTACAAACAATTAAGTAATACGGCGATAATTGGTGGTGGAACAGATTTTACATTAACAGGTAATGGTTTAATTACTCAGTTTTTAACAGATGTAGGTAATCCAAATAGAATTGAAATACCCGGCGGGGCTTGGAATTTTGAAATGTGGTTTAGTATGTCTTCTAATGGCGGTACACCTAAATTCTATGTTGAGTTATTAAAATATAACGGAACAACTTTTACAACTATTGCAAACAGCTCAGCAGTTCCCGAAACAATAAATGGTGGGACAGTTATAGATTTATATTTAACTTCATTAGAAGTACCTACAACAACTTTATTAAGTACAGATAGATTAGCTATTAGAGTTTATATAGTTAATAATAGTGGAGGCAGAACAGCTACTTTACATACTGAAGATAATCATTTATGTGAAATACTAACTACATTTTCGGGAGGCGTAACTTCTTTAAATGGGTTAACTGCAAATACGCAATATTTAACGGTTGGAACTACAGGAACAGATTTTAATATTAGTAGTTTAGTTGAAACACATACTTTTAATTTACCAACCGCAAGTGCTACAAATCGAGGTGCATTAACTTCAACTGATTGGACTGCATTTAATGGTAAATTTACTTTACCTTCATTAACTTCGGGTTCAGTTTTATTTTCAAATGGTACAACAATAGCACAAAAAAATAGTAACTTCTTTTGGGATGATACTAATAATAGATTAAACATAGGCGGAATAACATCAAATACCGCAAGGCTTGGAATAAAAGCACCTGGAGCATTATCAACTGATATAGCTTTAAGGGTTCGTAATAGTGCTGATAGTGCGGATTTGATGACTGTTAATGGATTGGGAAATGTAGGGATAGGAATTGCTCCATCTTATAAATTAGATGTAAATGGAACTGCAAGATTTGGAAATGGATTAATACTTGATACCGATTCAGGTTCAAGAATATTTTCAGGTAATAATATACAATATCAATCAAATAATGCAACTTTACAGCATAGATTTACTAATTCAATTGGAACATCTTTAACAGGTACTTTATTACAAATTGACACAGGAGGAGCTTTATCTCCAAATTCGGTTAATCTTATAAAAGTTCAAAACCAAACAACTGATGTATTATATTTAAAAGCAAGTGGAAACTTACTTATAGGGACAGCAACAGATATTGCAAGTTCAAAATTAACAGTTGAAAGCACAACACAGGGGTTTTTACCTCCAAGAATGACAACCACACAAAAAAACGCAATAGCAACACCAGCATCGGGATTAGTTGTTTACGATACAACTTTAGGAAAACTATGTGTAAGAGGTGCCGCAGCGTGGGAAACAATAACATCAATATAAATAAATAAATTATGGGATTATTAGTTAGTGCTACGGCAGAAAAAAAGATTTTAATTCAAGGAACAGCAATTGAATTACCAAACGTTTATGTTCGGGTTGAATACGCAGGTCGTGCAAATGGTATAACTTTGGAAATAGCATCTTCAATTTATGCAAGTCACGAAGCGTTTAAAGATGGAGCGGGTGCAATCTTTACAGATGTTCAACAAGGAGCGTTTTCTGTTGAATTAGTAGAAGGACAAGCACAGGATTTAACGAGTGCAGAATTGTACTCAAAATTAGCTTTCGAGCAAATGGGATATACAGTTGAGTAAAGAGCAATTTGATATAATATTAAGTAAATGGATTTCACGCAAGCTACTTGTTTTTATGGTAGCTTGCGGGGGGTTATTTAGCGGTCAATTAACATCAAGTGATTGGGTTATAATTGCGACTGCTTATATAGGAATAGAAGGAATTACAAACATAGTAGAACGATTAAGAAAATAATGGATAATTTAGAGCAATTAAGCAAAGACATAAAAGAAATTAAACAAGCTTTGTTAGGAAGTGAATTTAACAACTTCAAAGGTATGGTTTCACAAATGAAAGAAACAGACGAGCGTGTTGAGAAATTAGAAATTTTCAAAAACGAGATTTCTGTATATGTAAATCAGTTTAAAGTAGCTTTTGTGGTTATATTCGGAGCTTTAATTACTTTAATTTTCAAATTATTTTCGATAAGATGAAATTAAATAATGCCGGTTATTTATTAATTACAGAATTTGAAGGTTTTAGCTCAAAACCTTATTTATGTTCCGCAAAAGTTCCTACCATTGGACATGGCTCAACATTTTACGCTGATGGTTCAAAAGTTACGATGAACGACAAGCCCATTTCCAAATATTTAGCCTTTGAAATGTTTAAAACCATAGCCGATAAATTCACTATTGGAGTTTTAAAGTGTGTTAAAAAAGAAATAAATCAAAATATGTTAAATAGTTTAGTATCTTTGTCCTATAATATTGGAATTTCTAATTTTATGAACAGTACTTTATTAAAAAAAGTAAATGCAAATCCAAACGACAAAACAATCTTTGCCGAATTTTGCAAATGGAATAAAGTAGGTAAAAAAGAAATTGCAGGATTGACAAAGAGGCGGAATAAAGAAGCCGTCAATTATTTTACTTAACTAAAAAAAATAAATTATGAGCAAATTTGATTATTTAAACTTAGAAGCGATTAAACATTTTGGAACTAATTTAAATAACTCAAAAATCGCAAGGATAATTCTGCCCGATGCAAATAAAAGCGATTTTAGTACATTACGAAAGCACATTTCTAAATTAAAAAATAATAAAGGGATTTTAGATGCTTGCGATAATTTAGGAGTTGATCCGACAACCGCTCCAATGATGTGGTTAAAATCTAAAAATGAAAGTATAAGAGTCACAAATCCTTTATTTGTAAAGCCAGAAGAAAAGGAATTTTCTGATTTAACAGAAACTCTAATTAATGATTTACAGCAATACGCTCCAAAATTCCCGAAATTAGAACGAATTGAAAACAAAGATTCGTATTTATTAGTCATTGATCCAGCAGATATTCATATCGGAAAATTATGTAGTGCTTTTGAAAGCGGTGAGGCTTATAATAATCAAATAGCGGTCCAGAGAGTACTCGAAGGAGTCAAAGGAATACTTCAAAAGGTATCGAGTTTTAATATTGATAAGATTTTATTCATTGGAGGTAACGATATTTTACATATTGACAACCCTTTGCGTACAACTACAAGTGGAACGCCTCAGGATACGGATGGAATGTGGCACACAAATTTTTTAATTGCGAAACAACTTTATACAGACGTTTTGGAATTGCTTTTAGGGGTTGCCGACGTTCATTTTACATTCAATCCATCAAATCACGATTATACAAATGGGTTCTTTTTAGCTCAAGTAATTGAAACCTACTTTAAAGAGTGCAAAAATATTACATTCGATACAAGTATCGCACACCGCAAGGGTTTTAAATACTTTAATAACCTTATTGGAACTACTCACGGAGATGGAGCAAAACAAATGGACTTACCTTTGTTAATGGCAGTTGAATTTCCAATCGAATGGAGTCAAACTAAGCATCGTTATATCTATACGCACCACGTACACCATAAAACGAGCAAAGATTATGCAGGAATAACGATTGAAAGCCTAAGAAGTCCAAGCGGAACAGACAGTTGGCATCACCGCAATGGCTACCAACACGCTCCAAAAGCGGTAGAAGCTTTCCTACATTGCAAAATTAACGGACAAATCGCCAGAATAACACATATATTTTAAAATTATGATATACAATTTTATTTGCAAACTCAAAGGAGTCGATTTAAAGTATAAAGTTGAGGCTGAAAACGTAACCGATGCAATGATTAAGGTACGAAATCACATTAAAAATGCGGTAGAAATAACGGAAGTACAAAAAATTGAGAAGCCTAAATCTGATTTTATAGATTTTTTTAACAATACAATACAGAAAAAATGAGATATTTATTTATATTATTATTATTGGTTAGTTGCGGATCACGTAAAGTTAACAAAAGCAATACCGAAACCAAAGAAAAAAGCGAGATTATAATAGTAGATTCACTTAAAAAAGAAATTAAAACCGACTCAAGTACTGAAATACAAAGTAATGAATTTGAGATTGAGCCAATTGACAGTATTAAACCAATTATTATAATAGATGCTCAAGGTAAAAAGACCTCCTATCTAAATGCGAGGTTAAAATATAAGCAAGAAACAAAGCGAAATAAGACACTTAAAAATGAATTAGTACAAAGAAGTCGCAAAACAAATATTAAGGCAGAAAAACGCACTCAAATCGAGGTCAAACAAGTAGAACGCAAAGAAAGTATAATCACTTCCCTATGGTGGTTATGGATTTTGATTATTTTAATAATTACTTATTACGTTAGTAGAAAATTTATACCCTTTCGCATATAAAATAGCGTTTTAGTGGAAAATTATACCCAATTGCATATAATTAACATACTCAAATACCTATAATTATACATAAATACCTATAATTAATGTATGTTATATAATACATTAATATATAATTTTGTATAAGATAACATACATTTTAATAAATGTTAAAGTTTTGTTAATATTTAATTAAGTAGTGTTTTATTAATAAAGTAGTTATATATTTGCACTCAGATAACAACAACAAAGTTTTTATCTTAATACTAAAACAAATGAAAAAATTTAATCTTACTTCTAATTATTCTGGTAAAATCATTAAAACTATTAATGCAATTTCAATGCAAGACGCACAAAATCAATTAGAACAAAAAGGATATGATTGCCAAGATGATTACTTTTTACAGACAGTTGAAGATGCAACAAAAGATTGGGTTTCTTTAAGTAGATATGCAAAACTTGAAAATTTAATGAATGATGCAGAAGAAAATGATATAGATTATTTATTTATTAATTATAAAAATTAATACTATGAAAACTTTTTTATCAAAACAAAAACACCAAATCACATTTATAGCAATCGTTGCTGTATATTTTTTAACTCAATTTTTACGATAATTATGAAAAATTTATTAGAACGTTTAAAGCCAGAGTATTTAGAATTATTAAATGAGGAAGCAAAAACATATCCAGTAACTGTTGAACTTTTTAAAAGGAATTTAAACAAAACAGCAAATTGGTTACAACTTACTTACGACGATTTAATAACCATAAATAGATTACTCAAAGTAAGAATAGATATAACAGAAATTAACAATTTATTTGAACCATATGAGTAACGAAAGAAACGCTGGAAGGAAAGCCAAGTATAAAGCCGGTACAATTACAAAAAAGCTTCAAGATTTAATTCCAATTGAAGCAGAAACAGAAATTAAACAATCAATAAATCAAATAACACAAAAATGGAAAACAAAGCAAAATTAAAAGAATTAAAAAAATTCGATAAGTGGATGAGAAAAACTGTACAATCAATCCACTACTCAAATAACGAAAAAATGTGTAACGCTTATTTAAAAATTAATTAAAATGAAAAAAATATTAGGAATTTTAGCAATATCATTATTGATTAGTTGCTCAAAAGATGAGATAAAAAAAGAAGTAGTAAAAGATTGCAACTGCAATAGAGTTGTTGAAGTTCTAACAATGAATATCGTAAATGGAAATGGTACCGTTGGAGTTACAAAACTATACAGATATACAACGATAAACGATTGTACAGGATTACAAAGAGATAGTAGTTGGAGTACTCAAAGTGTTTCAAAAGGACAATGTAAATAAAAAAATTATGGGAGCAAGTTCAAGTTTATTTTTAGAAAATTCAGAGGCAGTACTTACAATGTACGAGCCAACGTTCACGAAAAAAGATGCAATCTTAACAGGTAAGCGAATGGTTGATAATGTAATCGAAAGCGGAGAAGTTGACAAACACCATTTTATGGCAAATATATGCCGATTAAAAGAGGTTATTAATTCAGCGGACTCGGAGATGCGTAAATATTTACCTTACGAAAAATTGAAATACTACGGCGTTGAGTTCACTCCAACAAATGGAGGCAATACAATAGACTATTCAGAAGATCCGATTTACTGCCAACTCAAAGCGGATTTAGATGCGAGGGTTGAGCTTTTAAAGTTAGCACAAAAACAAACTATAATCGATGCTTACGGAAACGACGTTCCCAAAGTGGGAACTACACCGAGAAAAAACTCAATCGCATTAAAATTTTAAATATGAAACAAGCAAAAATTTTTAATAATCATTTTCAAAATTTCAAAACATACGCAATTCCAAAAGCACAGCTTATTATTGCAGATATTCCTTATAATTTAGGAAATAATGCATACGCTTCCAATCCAGCTTGGTATAAAGACGGAGACAATACTAATGGAGAAAGTGCTTTAGCTGGTAAATCATTTTTTGATACTGACGAAGATTTTAGACCTGCAGAGTTTATGCACTTTTGTAGCACAATGCTAAAACCTGAAACAAAAAAAGTAAAAGTAGAAGGAGAAGCAAGGCAAAAAGGAGATGCACCATGTATGATTGTTTTTTGTGCTTTTGATCAGCAAATGGATTTAATACAATTAGCCAAAAGATACGGTTTAAATAATTATATTAATTTAGTTTTTCGTAAAAATTTCAGTGCTCAAGTTTTAAAGGCAAATATGAAAGTTGTTGGAAATTGTGAATATGGTTTAATTTTTTATCGTGAACGTTTACCAAAATTTAACAATAATAAAAAAATGATTTTTAATTGTATGGACTGGCCGAGAGATAATATAAGCGAAAAAATACACCCAACTCAAAAACCTGTAGAACTTTTAAAAACATTAATAAGAATTTTTACAGATGAGGGCGATGTGGTTATTGATCCATGTGCAGGAAGTGGAAGCACTTTAATAGCTGCTCAAGAATTAAAAAGGACAGCTTTTGGATTTGAAATTAAAAAACCATTTCATAAAGCTGCTGAAAAATGGATTGATGAAGAGTATCAAAAATTAAGTGATATTGAAGAATTTGGATTTGCAAAAACTTTAATACAAAAAACCGAAACAACATTATTTTAAATGACAGCGAAACAAAGTGCAAAGACCAGGATAAATCGAGTATTAAGATTTTACGCAAAGAGAGGCGTAAACTCCGAGCGAGTTAATAACCTTTATAGAAAAATAATAAATGATTTACTCAATAGATGAAATCGAGGAAATGACTTTCATTTCTCGTAATACAATAAGGAAACGAATTAAAGATTTAGGATTAGTTCCACAATATAAAGATACAAGTAAAACTCACTATTTTGATGAGGAGCAAATCGAACTAATAAAAGAAAATCGATATATTGATTATCAAAAATTTACGCATACTATTGAAACTTTTTATATTTATGAGAGTAAATTAAATTTTAATTAGTATATTTGTAATTCATAATAACCGTTGGAAGGGTTTCCCAACTTAATCGAAATCCATAAATAAATAAAAATTATGAGTACTTCAAACCGCAAGGCAGCTTTCCAACAGCCACAATCGAATCCAGCTCAAAAATTCATCGACTGGAAATCAAATGACAAATGTTTTAGCCTTTACGACCGTGAAAATGCGACAAACGTTTTAATTCCTTTACCTTTTAAATTTTTAGTCTTAGACGAATTGCACACCGTAAAAGGTTGGAACGATTCTTTAAAAGGTCAAATCGTTTCAAACGAGGTGAAATTTATATCTAAGGAGGTTTTGAAAGTAAAAACATTCCATAAAGATGCAAATGGTAAAAACATTAAAACGGATATGATTGAAGGGATTTATTCCGAAGTAAAAGAGAAAATTAAATCCTCTGGAGCTCACTATGTAAAATCCATTTATATAATGTTAGAAGACGGCTCAATCGCAAACCTACAATTAAAAGGAGCAGCGTGCCAAGCCTACGGAGATTTCACCGCAAAGACTCGCTCACGATTGAGTGACGAATGGGTTGAGGTGGCAAGTGCTACAGATGGGAAAAAAGGAGCGATTGAATATACTACTCCAGAGTTTAAATTCGCTAAAAGTATCTCAGATAGTGAAAGCGATTTGGCAGATGAGGCTTTTAATACATTGGAGGCTTATTTAAAGGCTTATTTAGTTAAAACCGATATAGTAGAAGTTAATGATATTATCGTTGACGAGGAAGAGGATTTGGAGTTTTAGATTTTGTTATTGATTTTGGTAGGAAAAAGGGGCTTTATAGCCTCTTTTTTTTGCAATAGTACACATTTTAAGCGTTTTCCTATACCCCCGTCGTTTGAGTGTTTTTAATTTTATAGGGGGGGGGGGTTGTTTTCCCAAAAAAATGTGTACTATGTGTACTATTTAAAAAAATATTAAAAAAAATTAGTTTATTAAAAATAAAGTATTACCTTTGTTGAACTTCGACAATATAAGAAAACATTATTAAAAAGGGATAATGAAACCAGTGTCGAAGTTGGTGGATTTATCCCTTTTAACTTTTTAAAAAATATGACAGTATCCGTATTTAAAGACTTATATAAGTCTACAGATGTACCCTATCACCTTCCAATTGATAAAATTATCGAAAGGATAAAAGAAGGAACAACAAAAGAATTGGTGGAACTAATTAGAACAGGAGCAAAGGATCAAAAGACAAAGCTTCCTTGTATCTTATTTGCAGGGATTTTTAACGAGAGAAATTCAAACTCTTTACAAAAGCATTCCGGACTTATGGTTGTGGATTTTGACAAGTATCCAAATGATAAAACGATGTTTGAACATTTGGAACTATTAAAAGAGAATAAGCATTTTTGTTTACTTTTTATTTCCCCATCTGGGAATGGAATTAAAGGGGTTTTAAAGGTATCTGACGAACTAACTAAGGAAACGCACCCAAAAGTATTTAAAGAGTTTCAAAAGGTTTATAATTACGATTATTTTGATATTGCAAACTCCAACGTTGACCGAGTTTGTTTTGAGTCTTATGATCCAAACATTTACGTTAATTTAGAAGCTGACATTTTCAATCCTATTTTAAAAGAGGAGGGGTTTAATGTTTCGGAACGTGTGCCTCTTTTACCAATTACGGACCAGGATAATATTATTTCTAAAATAATGGCTTGGAATTGGAATAAGGATTTTGTTGAAGGAGAGCGAAACGCTTTTATCTTTGATGTAGCTGGAGCGTTTTGTGAATATGGAATTGGGCAACACAATGCAGAGGGATATATTTTAAATAATATTGTAATTGGAGAGTTTTCAGAAACAGAGGCTAAAACCACAATTAAATCCGCTTATAAAAAACGAAACTTTGATAGTAAATACTTCGAGAATTATAATAAAATTGACTCTATAAAAGTTGATTTAAAGAAAGGTAAAAAGGAAGTAATTGAGAAATACGGTATCACGGAGGATACATTCAACGAAATAAATGAAGCATCCGAACACGAAGACTTTTGGCATTATACCGATAAAAACAAAATAGGATTTGACCATTTAAAATATAAATCGTTTCTTGAGCGTAATGGTTTTAAAAAGTATTTTCAATCGAATGCTCAAAAAGCTACGTGGATTTATATAAGTTCAAATAAAGTAGTTGAAACCTCAACCGAGAAAATTAAAGATTTCGTTTTAAATTATTTAATTGAACGCAAGGAGTTAGACATTTGGAATTATTGTGCAGCATATCAAAATATATTTTCAGAGAACTATTTATCAATGATTGATAGCGTTGAATTGTTAATGTTAAAAGATACCAAAACAAAATCCTTTATTGCTTTTGAAAATGGTATTTTAGAGATTACAAAAGACACTATTAAAATGGTGGATTATATCGATGTTGATGGTTACGTTTGGCAAAGTCAAATAATAAACCGAAACTATAATACTACAGACGATTTTAAAAACGAATACGCAACCTTTATTAAAAATATAAGTAGTAACGAGCCTATCGCAATTGAATGCGTTATAGGGTATCTTTTGAGTACCTATAAAAATAAAATGAATAACAAAGCTATTATTTTAAACGATGAGGTAATAAGCGAAAATCCAGAAGGAGGAACAGGCAAAGGATTGTTTGTACAAGGTTTGAAACAAATTCGTAAAGTTTCTATTTTAGATGGTAAAAGCTTTGATGATAAAAAATCATTTCCTTATCAAACAGTTTCTCCAGAGACTCAAATTTTAGTCTTTGATGATGTTAAGAAAAACTTTGACTTTGAGAGTAAATTTAGTTTGGTAACGGAAGGGATGACTTTGGAGCGTAAAAATAAAGACGCTATTAAATTGAAAGTTGAGGAAAGTCCTAAAATGATTTTGAGTACAAATTACGCAATTAAAGGTGAGGGAAATTCTCACGATAGGAGAAGGCACGAAATCGAGTTCGCTCAATTTTATGGTAAATCCTTAACACCTTACGACGAATTTGACAGACAGTTATTTGATGACTGGGATGAGTTGGATTATCAAAAATTTGATAATTATATGGTTAATTGTTTACAGTCTTATTTGAAACTCGGTTTAGTTCCGCAAAATGCTAAAAATATTAAAATGCGTAAATTTATCGCTGAGACTTCGATGGAGTTTTTAGAATGGGTAAAAGATAAAGAGAATGTGGCACATAATGACAGACTCGAAAAATCATTGTATTTTAATAATTTTACAACCGAGTACCAAGATTACAAAAAATGGTTAACAAATAAGAAATTTAATATTTGGATTCAAAAGTATTGCAACTTCATAGGGGCTGAATATTTGGAAGGAAACACCAACGGGATGAGATGGTTCACAATTAAAACAGGGCAGCTAATTGAAGTTGACGATATAGCTTTTTAATATGTTACAACTTAGACCATACCAAATAAAACTCTCGACTCAAGCGAGTGAGATTTTAGAACATAAAAAAATCGTCTATTTAGCAATGGAAGTGAGAACAGGTAAAACTTTGACCGCTTTGAATATTGCGAAATTATATGAAGCGAAAAACGTTTTATTTTTAACAAAGAAAAAAGCAATCTCGTCAATCCAATGGGATTACGATAATTTTGGATTTGATTTTGATTTAACAATTATAAACGATGAGAGTTTGCATTTAGTGAATGGAGATTTTGATTTAATTATCCACGATGAGCATCACAGATTTGGTGCATTTCCTAAGCCGAACAAAGTTGCGGTACTATTTAAGAAACGCTACTCGCATTTGCCAATGATTTTTTTAAGTGGAACACCAACTCCAGAAAGTCACTCGCAATGGTTTAACCAATTTTGGGTAAGTGATTACTCTCCTTTTAAAAAGTATGTGAACTTTTACAAATGGGCAGTTGATTTTGTGGATATTAAGCAACGTAATATAGGTTATGCGGTAATTAAAGATTATAGCACCGCAAATGAAACGCTAATTAAACGAATACTACAAAATTATATTATAACTTTTACCCAAGCTCAAGCGGGTTTCACTACTTCGGTTAAAGAGATGGTACTCGAGTGCGAAATGCAACCAATCACAAAGTTAATAATTGACCGACTTAAAAAGGATTTGGTAGTAAAAAACGCTGAAGGTCAAATCATTTTAGCCGATACAGGTGTAAAATTAATGCAAAAGATACACCAACTGTCAAGCGGAACTTGTAAGTTCGAAGACGGAACGAGTAAAGTTATTGACAAATCAAAGGCGTTGTTTATCCTCGATAAATTTACGGGGGTAAAAATCGCTATTTTTTACAAGTTCAAAGAAGAGTGGAATGCCTTGCTTTCAGTTTTTGGTGCAGAAAACTTGACAAACGATGTTGATGAATTTGATAATTCCGACAAATGTATTGCTTTGCAAATCGTTTCCGGAAGGGAAGGAATAAGCTTAAAAAATGCAAAGTATTTAGTTTATTACAATATTGATTTTAGTGCAACGAGTTACTGGCAAAGCCGAGACAGATTAACTACTATGCAACGACAATCAAATGAGGTCTTTTGGATATTCTCAAAAGGAGGTATTGAAAACGATATTTACAAAACAGTATTAAAGAAAAAAGATTATACACTTAAAATCTTTCGTGAAAATAATATAAGTTAATATTATGTTAAAATAAAATATATTAAAAAAACATTTGTATATTTGTACAACCGCCAAAGTGAAAACATTAACAATCCTTCTCTTTTGTACTTGGCGGTATCAATCGAGAGGGATTTATTTTTTAAAAGAATTATGAAAATAGATGAATTACCGGAAGACGTTAGAAAAAAAGTTTTAAATTATCAAAAGCAACAAGTCATAAACACCAAAGGAACAAAAGTTTTTGATTATTCTTCAAATAATTTAGATGATGCATTTGATTGGGAAAAAACAGACGAGGGATGTGATTATTGGAATAAATGGTATTGTAATAAACAACTATTTACTGAGACAATGACAAATCCATACGTCAAAAACAATTACGACTCCAACGGAGTGACTCAACCAAAGCAATACCAAATCGGTATCGATACATTTCAACGATCCGAGAGCAATCTAACAAAACAGGAAATTATCGCTATTTGTAAATTCAATATTGATAAGTACTGCTGGAGAAAAAAAGACCAAGACAAAGAGGATTTTAAAAAGATTATTGATTATGCCAATTGGGCTATTAAAAATTTATAAGATGGAACACTTAACAATTAAAAATCAGAAAATATATTTACATTTTGAGCCACAGGTTGGAACTAATAACCGAGAGTTTAAATGTATAGGGCATAAAATAAATGAAGAGTTCCCGAGTAAATGGAGCAATACTAAAAAAGTCTTTTGCTTTCATTGGATTTATACGTTTAAGTATTTAGATAACGATGAAGTATTCGAGTTAGAATTTGATTATAACGATGAATTTAAAAGAAAATTAATATGACACTAAAAGAAAAGTTTATAGAAGCGTTTAAATCGGGTAAAAGATTTGACATTAAAAACGCCGAAGTAATAGCAGATGAGTTTGCTATCGAGTTTGCAGAGTGGTTACTAAACGTAAGTTATGTAATTCAAGAAGCATATACCACAAAAGAATTATTAAAAATATATAAAGAAACATTATGAAAACATTTGAAGTTGAAGGCTGGTTCCGTTACAACGATGAGAAGGATTTTGAAATTGAGAAAATAATAGCCAATACACCCGAAGAGGCGATTTATTATTTTACAACTATTTATCCGAAATTACACTTTTTTAAAATTACAATTAAAGAAATATGAAAGAAGAAACAAAATGTTATTGCGGTCATACTACATATTGTGACTGCGGGCTTGAAACACTTGAAGAAGCTGCTGAAAAATATGCAGATATTTACAGATGTCCTGCAACAAATCAAAACGAATATTGCAAACACGACATTATATCAGCATTTAATAATGGTGCTAAATGGCAACAAGAAAGAAGTTATAGTGATGAAGAACTTTTAGAAATATTAGCAAGTTATGCTGACTGGTCAATATTCGGAGTTTGCAGTTATCAAGAATGGTTTAAACAATTTAAAAAGAAATAAGATATGGAAACAGCATTATTAATTACGGGAACAATAAATATTATCTTTTTTATAATATTCTTAATTGATAAAATACAAGATTATTATTCTAAAGTAGAGTATAAAATACAAGATTTTACAGAATGCAGTGGCTCATTTATAAATTGTAAACCAGGCGAATATTCTTGCAGAAGAAAAACAATAGAATCTGGCGATTTAACATTTCCTAAAGAAATTAAAAACAAATAAGATATGGATATTAAGTTTATAATATTTTGGTTTATAATTTGTATTGTAATTACCTTATTAATGGAAAATAAATTTAAAAACAAATAAGATTATGAAAAAAACAGCAGTAATATGGTTAATTGAAGAATTGACTAAAAATGGACACAATTTCAAATTGTATAAAAAAGAAATTGAACAAGCCAAAGAAATGGAAAAGCAACAAATTATTGATGCTTGTAATAATGCACAAAAAACAGATTTTTATGTTAAATATTATGATGCAGAACAATACTACAACGAAACATTTAAAAACAAATAAGATATGACATCACATAGAATAAAATACGAAGGATTAGAATTTGAAGTTTTTGGAGATTGGGAAGATTTTGAAGAAGAAACTGGTTACAAAGGTGGTTGGAGTACTACAATGATAAAAGTAAATGATATTGATATTTATTTTATGTTAAAAGAAAACATAATAGATATTTTAGCAACTATATTAGTAGAAGAAAATTATTAACTAATTTATAATAAATTACATACCTTTGTAGTTCCTTATTCTTTGTTGTTTTAGTTTTTTTTTGTTTGGGCTATCTTATTTTTTTAAGATAGCCTTTTTTTTAAGATTTTATTTTATACTTTTGTAAAGAATTATAAATGTCAATGTTGTGATAACATCGAGTAAAATAATAAAAAAGCAGTAATCCCTTTAAATAGAGATTACTGTTTTTTGTTTTAAAACTAAAAATCATGAATACGGAATATTTAACAATATCTCAATATATAGAAGCAAAATCTAAACTAATAGGAAAAATTGCAACTTTTGATTTGCTTATAGAAAGCATGGAAGCTTCTATTTTAGAAGGAACTGTATCAGGCCATTTAGTTCAATATGAAATGGATGATTCTATGATGAAGGTAAGAGCTCAATATAGAAGCATTAGTGATATGGTAAAAGCACTTGCTGGATTAGAAACTTTACGCCAAAGATATATTAACAGATACAATGGTAGAGTTACGGTTTTAAAAGGTGGAAGGATATAAATAAACTTTATAAAAAAACACAATGAAAATACTAGGATTTGAATTTAAAAGAGCAGACAAAAATATTCCAAAAGACACAAAAAGTACTGTATATCATGGTGATTTTGATTATGGGCATAACTATCCAATAGTCAATAAAAAATGGGATGGTGAAAAGACTTTAGGAGAATTAGGAACTGTTGTAAGAAATATTCCTGATTATGAAAAGTTAAGATTAAGATCCTATGATGCGTATGCCACTATCGATACAATAAAAATAATTGCTTCTAAATTTTTTTATTGGACTATTGGAACCGGATTAAAATTACAAGCAGAACCAAATAGAAACGTTTTAGAATCAGAAAGTATTGTAAATAATTCCAAACTTTATTCAGATTTTCAAAAAATTACTGAATCTCGTTTTATGGTTTATGCCAATTCAAAAGAATGTGATTATTTAAAAGAAAAAAACTTACACGAATTAGCATTAAATGCTTATCAAGGAGAATTTTTAGGTGGCGATATGTTAGTTATCGTTCGATTTAACGAAAATGGCCCGAATATACAATTATTATCAGGAGAACATATTTGCAATCCATCTCTTGAAGGAGAATATTATTCTTTGGCAGAAAAGGATGGAAATTTTATTGAAGATGGGATTGAAATTGACAGTAAAGGTTCACATGTTGCATATTTTGTAAAAACTAAAAAAAAGGAAAAAGTAATTGAAAAGTGGGAAAGAATACCAGCAAAAGGAGCTAAAACTGGCAAAAGATTAGCTTGGTTAATTTCTAGCAAAAAGATTTCTCCAGACCATTTTAGAGGAGTTCCAGCAATGGCACAATCTTTAGAAAAAATTAATAAATTAGACAGATATGTAGAAGCTGCCGTTGCAAAAGCCGAACAAGGGGCTAAAATTGTTTATTCGATAGAACATCAAGAATATTCAACAGGAGAAAATCCTTTAGACCAGGTTGTAGCTAAAAAAAGATTTCCAGGTTTATTAAACAATACAAATGATGAGGATAATAATCCAAATGTTTTGGCAGATGGATTAGCTAATAGAATTGCGGCAACAACTTCAAATCAAACTTATAACATGCCAAATGGATCTAGTTTAAAATCATTTGATTCAAAAATTGAAACTAATTTTAACGACTTTCATAGCACAGTTTTTAAATCTATAAGTGCTGGAGCTGATGTTCCGCCAGAAGTAGCCATGCAAGAGTATAATTCAAATTATTCGGCTTCAAGAGCAGCTATTAATAGTTTTGGATATATTATTTCAATAAATAGACAAAGATTTGCAAATCAATTCTACATACCATTTTACAAATTATGGTTGGAATGGCAAATTTTAAATCAAAAAATATCTGCACCAGGTTACATTGAAAACATTGCTAATTTTATGGTAACAGAAAGTTATTCACAATGTAGATTTACTGGTAAAAATATGCCACATATTGACCCGTTGAAAGAAATTAAAGCGGTTAGAGAAATGTTAGGTGTTGATGGTGCTACACCATTAATTTCAAGAGAACAAGCGGTAGAAATGCTAAATGCAGGACAGTGGGATGAAAACTTTATGAAAAATTTAGAAGAAGAAAATATAATTCCAAAAGAAGAAGAAGATAATTCACAAAATAACAATAACGATGACGAAGAAAATAATAATAACTAATAGTTCCCAAAATTGGAACGCAAAGAAACGTTATAAAATTAACGAAATTGTTACTCATAACGGAATTGATTATCAAAATACTACTGGTGCAAATTCAGAACCTGGAGTTGGTAGTGATTGGGTTGTATTAGATTTGATAGGCGGAATTGGAGGCACACAATACTACTATGTAGCAGGAAACGGTACACCAACACAAAACGCAACTGAATTACAAACTGCTTATGATTTAGCTAAAACAATATCAGGACTTTCTGCTACCAATAGATTTAAAATTATTGTTGGAACTGGTAAATATGAGTTTACAGGACAATTTTTAATAAATACACAATACATAGACTTTGTTTCACTAACAAATGATGCGGATGTAGAATTTACAAATGGTATAAATGTTACAGCAAATAATGTATTTTTAAAAGGTTTAAAAACAAGTTTGCCTTTTCAAATTGCTACAAATTTGAATTTATTAATTTGTGATACTTGTATTGGTGGACATCAGTCTTTTGGTGGTAACACAATTATTATAGTATCAGGAACATTTAATAATTGCGTTGCTAATACTCAGTCTTTTGGTGGTTCGTCCGCCACATCATCTGGTATATTTAATAATTGCGTTGCTGGAGGTGCTTCTTTTGCTCAAGCAGGTGGAGCAACTGGTATATTTAATAATTGCGTTGCTGGAAGTAGTTCTTTTGGTAGTACAGCATCAGGGACTTTTAATAATTGCGTTGCTGGAACTCAGTCTTTAGGTAGTGGTACAGCATCAGGAACATTTACAAATTGTATTGGTGGAAATGAGTCTTTTGGTAATAATAGTGGTGGTGGTGTTTTAACTGGCAAACTATTTTACTGCCGTTTAACATCAGGAACATTTCAAACTGTATCAGGTGCTGGTAGAACCTACTATTGCGTAGATGGAAATGGTAACCCTAATAATCAATAATTATGAAAAATTTTAATAGTACAATAGAAAACGAGTGGAAAGAGCAATTAAATTTTACAACTGCTCAACTCGAAACTTTAAAAAATGGCACAGATAATCAGAAAAAAGCAGTAATTGAAGCTGTAAATGTTGTAGTTAGTGCAAATAATTTAACAATAATTAATGCGATATATAATCAACATAAACCAACAGAAGAAAATTACGAATTTATAGGTTGTAATTTAACCACAGGCGAAGAAACAAGAGGTATTATCAATTATCGAGTTAGCGGAGAGCATAAACAAATAAGATTTTAATATGGCAGAATTAAAAACTTGGAAGATGGATTCTCAAAAAAGAGGAGATACTTTTAATCAGCGAAACATAACATTTCCATTTGATATTACGAATTGCGATATAAATATGCAGTTTAGAAAACAAGCAAATGATACAGTAGAATTTGCTTGGAGTACATCGGACGGTACATTTGAAAAAGTAAGTGCTACAAAGGTTATAATGAAGTCTAAATTGATAAACGCAAATGCAGGTGTTTATCTTTCTGATTTAGAAGTTAGATTTAATGCTACAACTATTTACACATACTGCAATGCAACTTTACAGATTTATCAAGACATAACACAAATACCATAATGGCAGAAATAATTATAGAAGAAGTAATATTTAATCCCCAAATTAACATTGAGGAAACAATTTTAGAAACTTCAATACTTATTGAAGAAATGCAAATGCCTGGTGTTAATGGAAAGACTGCGTATCAGTCTGCATTAGATGGTGGGTTTATAGGTACAGAATTAGAGTTTAATTTATTTTTATCTGAAGTTGGAAATAAAGTAGATAAAATTACGGGTAAAGGATTAAGCGCTAACGATTATACAACTACTGAAAAGAATAAACTTGCAGGAATTGCTGATAACGCTGAAGTTAATGTTAATGCAGATTGGAACGCTACAACTGGCGATGCACAAATTTTAAATAAACCAAGTATTCCAAATATTGCAGGATTAGCAACAGTTTCTTATGTTGATACTCAAGACGCTTTAAAGGTTGATAAAGTTGCAGGAAAGGGTTTAAGTACAAATGATTATACAACTCTAGAACAAACTAAATTAGCAGGAATTGCTGATGGCGCTGAAGTTAATGTTAATGCAGATTGGAACGCTACAACTGGCGATGCACAAATTTTAAATAAACCAAGTATTCCAAATATTGCAGGATTAGCAACAGTTTCTTACGTTGATACTCAAGACGCTTTAAAGGTTGATAAAGTTGCAGGAAAGGGTTTAAGTACAAATGATTATACAACTCTAGAACAAACTAAATTAGCAGGAATTGCTGATAACGCTGAAGTTAATGTTAATGCAGATTGGAACGCTACAACTGGTGATGCACAAATTTTAAACAAACCTACAATAGCAACACAAACAAGTCAACTAACTAATAATGGTGCTGATGGTACAAATCCATTTATAACTGCTTTAGATATACCTACAAGCGGACAAGCAGGTTCGTTAGTTCGTGAGGTTAAAAATATGACTGGAGCAACTTTAACAAAAGGTACTGTCGTTTATATTAGTGGTGCAAATGGAAACAAAGCATTAGTTTCAAAAGCACTTGCTATTAATGATGAATTAAGTTCAAGAACGTTTGGACTATTACAATCTAACATTTTAAATAATGAGTTAGGAAATTGTGTTATAATTGGTGATTTAAGTGGGTTAAATACTTCTTCTTTTGCAGAAGGAGTACAATTATATTTAAGTGGAGTAACTGCTGGAACATATACATCAACAAAACCATCAGCACCAATACATTTAGTATATATAGGTAAAGTAACACGTTCACATCCAACATTAGGACAAATTGAAGTAGGCATTCAAAATGGTTATGAATTATCAGAAATTCACGATGTAGCTATTAATGGTGTTTCTAATAATGAATTGTTACTTTACGAAAGTTCAACTTCTCTTTGGAAAAATAAAAGAGTTACGACTTTTGTAAACGGGCAAAGTGGCACAGTAAATGCAACAAACACGTTTGGAATAATTGTGTATGAATTTACAGGAGCAGGAAATTTAATACTGCCAACAGCTATTGGAAACAATGCATTATTTAAAGTTAAAAATAGACACACAGAAAACATAACAGTTACTTTTACAGCGGGTCAAAATGCTGATGGTACAACAACAATTATTCTAACACCATTTCAAGCGTTAGAATTTATTTCAAATAATATAAATTTTAATATTTTTTAATTATGGCATACAATCCAAATAATCCAAACGGGTTAGCTGCAATGAAAGATTCCACTCCAGTTGTACAAGCTTCTCAAAATGTTGAAACAGCAGGATTCGGTTCATCAGGTGCATCTGTACTTGACGATATGTTTCTTCAAACTCCAATAGTTGGAACAGGAATAACATACAATCAAACAAACAGTTCATTAAACATTCTTACAGGCACAACTCCAAGCGCTGAATTTTTAGCACGTTCAACAATGTCTTTTAAAGGAACGATGAGGTTACGCTTTGGTATTTCAGCATCTCAAAGAATTATAAATAATAACTTACAAGTTTCGTTGGCTGATTTAATTGGTGAGAATTTAGCTTTTAATATTGTCAGTTCAACGTTAGTTGACGTTACTTTAACAGCACATAGTTTTACTTCAGTTAATATAGGTCAATTTATGAACCTCGCAGGATTGGGTGGTGTAGGTATTCCTAATAGATATGCAATTCAATCTATCCCTGATGATAATACTATTAGATTTACTGTAGTAGGATGGCCAGCAAGTGGAACAGGAACTTGTACATTATTTGGGTATAATCAAATCAAAAATTTACTAACTGGAATATTAGCAACGCAAATGACTTTTGATTCACAAAGAAATGGTTGGCCATTTGGTGATTCAATTGCAACTATAAATAATACATCTGGTGTTGGTCTTGTAATATTAAATGAAATAACAGGTCGTGATGTATTCCTTATGGACTCATTAAGAGCGTCTAGTGCTACTCCAAATTTTGCTACTAGAGCAAGTAGATACGAAAATATCCCAGAGCAAACAACGCCACTATATGTGTTTATTTGGAGTTTTAATGGAACAGTTGCACCAGTTTCAACAACTACATTCTCTTTATCTTCACTATCAGTAGAGGACTTTGCGAATGTACCTGTTTACATTCAAGGGTTTAGGTCAAATGGACAACAAAATGCTCTGCCTGTTATATTACTGCCTGGTGGTGCTGCAATTGGTAATGTTGGTGCTACTTTAGCCACTCCAACCCCTGTAGCAGATATAGCTTCTGCCGCTTTAATTACTTCAACAACAACCGCAGCATTAACAGTAGCTGGTATTTCTTATAGCGTCAATATTCCAGTAACCGCTGTAACTGGAACAAATCAAACACTTGATGTTACTATTCAAGAATCAGATGATACTGCTACTAACTGGTTTAATGTTTATTCTTTTCCAAGGATTACTGCTACTGGTATATATCGTTCTCCAATTATACCTCTAAAGGGAAATAGAATTAGATACGTTCAAACCGTTGGTGGTACTTCTCCTTCGTTTACAAGGTCAACTAATAGATTAGTAATGAATATATCGCCTATTAATGCAGTTTCACAATTAATAGATAGAACTGTTGTTCTTACAACTTTAAATAGTGTAACACCATCTTTAAATGTTCAAGGGGCAACAAATTTACAATTGGTTATGAACATCGGAGCTACAACTATTGCTCCAATATTGCAATTAGAAGGAAGTGAAGATAATGGTTTAACGTGGTATGCTATTGGTACTCCACTAACAGCGGTTGCAAGTTCAACAGTTCAATTCACTTTAGCAACTTTTATGAATGCTCAACTTGTAAGAGCAAGAGTAGCTACTGCTGGAACTGCTACTACTATGGGTTATATATTAATAAAAGGATTTTAATTATGTATAAAATACTTGTAAGCGTAGAAGATTATTGGGAGGAGGTGGAAACTTCTAGTCTATCACTAGAAGAAACAATTTTACGAGTTTTAGAACTTGAAAAAATAAACGCAGGCGCAATTTATCGCCTTGAAGAAATAACAAATTTAGGAAATAAAGTAATAGAATTTAATTAAAAAAAATGGAATATTTAGTTTTTATAGAAAGAGGTGTTTGGTTTGCAATATGTGTTGCTATTTTTATTTGGGCCAAAAAAGGTGCAAAAAGAATTGATAAGCCAAGAGAATTAGAAGATGGTAAATTCGCTATCCCTAAACCTGAAGATGAGTTTATGGAAGGTGTAGAATATGACGAAGTAATAACTGATCCAAAATTTAAAAATGAAGCAACAGCAAGACCGCCAGACCCAAAAGGAAGGCCTACAATTAGGCCTGTCTAGGTTGTTATTAATAGTTTGTTGTTTATTATTTTTTAGTTCATCCTATATAGCTAATTATAATTCAACAATAGATGAAGCTTGGCAAAGATGGAATTTTTTAATGTATTTTAATTTTACATTAATGTTTTTTTCATTAAGAAAAGAAGCGAAAAATTTAATAACAAACACAGGTTATAGAATAGTATTGTATCTATTGATTAATTATTTTATTGATAGATATTTTGGATTAAAAGATTGGAGTTGGAATGATTTTACAACAGTAGCAATAATAGTTTTAGAATTTGCATATAATAAATTAAAAAAATGAAAGATAAGCAGTCAGTATTAGAAGGAACAACATTAACATTAGGGGCTTTATTATTAAAAATAAAAGCTGAAATAAGTATTTTGTTTTTTACATTTTTATCTTTTATATCTCCAATAAAAGGTTTGTTTGTTTTAGTTGGTATGGCAGTAGCATTAGATACTTTTGCAGGGATTTATATTGCTCGAAAAAACAAAACCTTTTGCTCCAATAGTCTTTTTAATATTGTTGTGAAAACTTTTTTTTACATGGGTACAATTTTAATGGCTTATTTTGCAGATTTATATGTTTTTGAAGAAAAACTATTAGATATTCCATATTTAATGGCTAAAATAACAGCAGTTTTTTGGATGTATATTGAAGTTAAAAGTCTTGATGAAAAAAGTGTAAAACTAGGAAATAAACCTTTTACAGTTATTATTTCCAATTTAATAAAATGGGTAAAAAGTATCAAAAAAGACATTAACGAAATCAAAGAATAATTATGGACAAAATCACAATTGACAGAATTAAAGAAGCGCATCCTCGTTTGCGAGAAAAAATGCTTAAAGATTATACTGCCGCTAACAATTTGTTAGGCAAAGGAGTTCGTCTGCGATTTGCTTATGTTTTTAGAAGCAATGTTTTGCAAGACAAATTGTATAATCAAAGACCTAAAGTTACTAACGCCAAAGGCGGTCAATCCATCCATAACTACGGTTTGGCTTTTGACATTGTTTTGCTGTATGATAATGATGGAAATGGCACTTTTGAAGAGGCAAGTTACTCTATGATCAAAGACTACGACAAAGACAGTATTGCCGATTGGAAAGAAGTTACAGACTATTTTAAGTCGCAAGGTTGGGAATGTGGTGCCGATTGGAAAAACTTCAAAGACGCTCCTCATTTTGAATACAATTATGGTTTTGACTGGCGCACCCTAAAATCAAGAATTGACAAAGGATTGATTATAACTGATAACGGAATTACATACCCAAAAATTTAAGTTATGGTAAATTATATTCAAACAATAAGAAACCTTGCAATAGTTATATTAATCGGAATAGGTATTTGGTTTTACAAAGATTGGCAATTTCAAAAGTCAGAAAATATTCGCCAGACTGAAAATATGCGACAAGTTAGAATAGCTGATAGTTTACGATTTTCAAGTCAAATAGTCAATTCTAACGAACTAAAAGATTATTTGCAATATCAGAACTCGGATTTACTTAATAATCTCTCAAAAGAGGGTATAAAAACAAATAGGGTAAAAGAAATTGTAAGCACTAATTATGTATATCGAGATACTACTTATACAGAACACAAAGAAAAAAAATTTACTGATAGCACTAAATGTTTAACAATAAAAGGAACTATAAATCCCAATGGAACTGTTTCAATTACTGATAGAAAATTTACTAATAAAACAGATGCTGTTGCTTTCTGGGAAAGAAAACAATGGAGTTTTTTAGGAATTAAATCAAGGTTTTTAGGCAAAAAACAAATGAGTGCAAAAGTGTATAATGAATGTGGTGAAAGTCAAATAATTAAGATAGAAAAAAAAGAAAATTAAAAATATTTTAAAAAAAATTTGCATTATATAAAAAAAGTTTTGTAAGTTTGTACCCAGCAAGTAGGACAGCTATAAGAAATCAATTTATCCAATCGTTTGAGAAGTCCTACTCTCTTTCGGTTGGTTTTTTATTTAAAATTAAAATTACAAATGTACACTAACGTTTTGCAGCTAATCGACAGGTTGGGATTAAATAGTACAAACTTTAAATAACAGATAAAATGAGTAAAGAAAACGAAAACTTAAATGAAACAGAAAACTCGGCATTGAATATAGGTGCTGTTAGCGGTTCGTTGCTTTCATTCGAGGAAATTATGAATGAGGCAAAAAGAGTAAAGGAAAATGTCAAAGCATTCCCATTTCACGATGTATCATTTCAGTATGGTGCAGAATGGTCAAGAGATATTTTGATTGAAGAAATTAAACGTAGGCAAGAATTGATAATTTCAGAACCTGATGGAATTGTTCGAGAAACGATGATTGCTAATTTGTTGGTTGGTCTGCAATGACCGCTAACGTTTCGCGGCTTTGTGCAGGCGGGAAAATAAAACCTAATAATTGAATTAAACACTAATAATAAAAATATACCAAATGACTGAATTAAAGACTAATGCCCGCTTGCTCAAAACCGCTGTTATGTGTAGGGCGGTTGATAATTTAGAGTTGCTTAAAACGCAAGCTGATGAAAGTGTTGATTTAATTTACTGCGACATTCTTTATGGAACAGGTAGAAATTTCGGTGATTACCAAGATTTAAAACCGAATAGAAGCGAAATAGAAGCACATTATGAACCACGATTAAGAGAAATGCACCGAGTATTAAAAAGCACAGGGAGTATTTATTTACAAATGGATTATAGAATAGTGCATTGGATTAGAATTTTGATGGATGATATATTTAATTATAAAAATTACATTCAATCTATTTATTGGAAATATAATGCAGGAGGGAAACATAAAGATAAATTTAAAACTGTTACTGATGAAATTTTATTTTATTCAAAAACAGAAAACAAGTGTTTTTATCCTGAAAGGGTTATGATACCTCATCATCCTGATACATATAGACGAATAAAAGGATATGCGAATGCTGGAATAACCATAAATATAAATGGAAAACAGCGTGAAAATTTATGGGATTTTAATGCTGTAAAAAAAGGCAATTATACTAAAATCAATGCCGAATATGTTGATTATTCAACTCAAAAGCCAAAAGCATTGATTGAAACAATAATTAAGGCAAGTTCAAACGAAGGAGATACCGTTGCCGATTATTATTTAGGTTCAGGAACAACCGCAGTAGTATGTAAAGAATTGAACCGAAATTTTATTGGTTGCGACATTAATCCAAAGGCTATTGAAATTACAAATGCTCGTTTAGATGCAGTTTCGTAGCCTTGCACATAACGGTTGCGGCTTGTATCGTCGTTGCGGACTTCGTAACTACAAAATTTCATCTTAAAAATAAATATAATGCGAAACGAAAATATGATTGAACCACAAAATCCGCAATGCGTACAAGCCGTTGTTACTGGCTGTTTCTCTCGTGTAGTAGATACTGGTTCAGATTTTAGCGGAGTTGGGGCATTTGATCAGGCACTTGAAAGATTAGGAATTAAACAAAATAAAAAGTTTGCTTGTGATATGGATAAATATGCAAGACAGACTTATATCTACAATTTTGGAGAACCTGATTATTATCCTGAAAATGTTTATGATCGTAAAATACCAAAAGAAAGTTTAGATATTTATATGACTTCGCCTCCTTGCCAAAGTTTCTCACTTGCTGGAAAACGCAAAGGCGAAGATTCTAAAAATGGAGTTTTGTTTTATAATTCACACGAATTTATTGTAAAAAACAATCCTCGTTATTTCATTTTTGAAAATGTAAAAGGATTACTTTCTGATGATAACGGAAAAACGTTTCAAAGATGGATTGATTATTTAGGAGGTAAATCAGTAAATGGAAATCCTGTAATATTCCCTCACGAAAACGCAACACCGTATCACGTTTATTATCAGGTTATGAATGCTAAACATTACGGAGTTCCTCAAAACCGTGAAAGGATTTTCATTATAGGGATTCGTGATGATGTAGATAATACTTTTACTTTTCCAAAACCATTTCATTTAATTAAAAGATTGAAAGATGTTTTAGAAAGTGAAGTTGATGAAAAATATTTTTTGAGCGATACAATGCTTACTTGGATTGATAAACATAGAGAAAAAAGAAGTAGTTCAGGAAAATATCCATTTACAGAAGAAGATGAGTATAGCGGTTGCATTACAGCACGATATAATAAAATGGGTGCAGAAGATATATTTATTGGAGCAATACGAGGTCGAAATCCACAAAATCCATTAAGTAGAGTTTCAGGATTGCCAACTGAACAAATGCTTGAGATAAACGAAAACGGAACTTCAAACGCATTAACAACGGTTCAAAAAGATAATGTGGTTATAATTCCTGCTAATAACTCAAAAGGCTATGATATTGCAGAAGAAGAAGAAGATTCTATAAATTTTTCAAATCCAAATTCAGAAACTAGACGTGGTAGAGTTGGCAAAGGAGTAGCACAAACATTAGATACGAGTTGTAATCAGGGAGTTTTAGTAAAAAATGACGCTTATATTTTAGGATATACAAGGGATAAAAAAGGAAAAGTTACAAAAAGAAATCCTTTAAATCATTCAAATACAATTCATACTTCAACTGGAAGCGGAGGAAATACAGACCAATTCGCTATTTGTAACCAAAGAATCCGTCGATTAACCCCAAAAGAATGCTTTGCTTTAATGGACTTCAACGAAGATTTCAAATGGGATGTTTCCGACAGTCAAGCCTATAAACAAGCAGGAAATAGTATTGTTGTAGCTTGTTTAGTTGAGATTATAAAACGTCTTGATTTACGTAAACCGAAATAGCCAGTAACGTTCCCTCGCTTTGTGATGTTGCAAAGTTCGGAACTGCATATTTTCCGCTACAAATAAACGTGATGCGAACCGTAAACGTCAATTTACTACATAATTTGCAATAGCACAAAACGAGTGTTGGCAGTAGTTTTTTTGATGTTAGGAAAATTTTACTAACTATTTAATGTCTAAAGGTGTCGAATTCGACAAGTTTAGGAAAACTTTACTAAAAATAATATTATGGCTAAAAATTGGACAACCGAAGAAGAAGAAATTATTAAACAAGAGGTTTTAAAAAACCCTAATAATTTAAGAGAAGCATTTTTTATTGCTTCATTGAAAACTGGAAGAACTGCTACATCTGTTTGCACCCGATATTACGGAGCGATGAATGAAGAAAAAGAAACCAAAGACGAGCAAATAAAGAAATTATCAATAGAAATTATAAAACTTTATGACTTGAATTTAGAGCTAAAACAACAACTTGAAGATGCAACAAAAGCTAAATTTATTAATTGATAAGAAATTTAATTATAAGGATAAGATTATCAGTATAACTAAATGGAAAAAAGTAGGAGTTACTTATGTTGTTTTTACAGATAGGCAAACTTATAATTTCTTTGAAAATGAAATAGATTTATTTATTGAGGAACTTCTTCCGGTAAGAGTAAAACTAAAAGAAGGGGTTTTAGAAAAAAGACAATTAGAGTTAAAAAATGTATCAATACAAGTAAAAAAAGACGAACTCAACACTAATAAAATGGAAGAAAACGAAAAAAATATTGTACCAATACAAGAAAATGATTTGAGTGTAATTCTTTTAGATACTATTCAAAAAGTGCAAAAAGACAAAACTTACATTAATCAAGCCAATGCAATTTGCAATGTAGTTTCTCAAATGATTAACATAAAAAAACTCGAATTACAATTGGCACGCAATGTTCGGTAAAATTACTGCCAACGGTTCTCGGCTTTGCGATGGTGGGGTTTCAAGGCACAAATGTTCAACCCACAACTAATGTTTAATAGAATTACAAATGATGAATTTACAACTTCCTCCCCACTATTGCAAAACCGATGTTATGCGTAGTGTTTTAGTCCACGCTGATTGCTTTGATGTGTTTCCATACATTGCTGATAAAAGCGTAAATCTTATTTTATGCGATTTGCCTTATGGTACTACCGCTTGTAAATGGGATAGTATTTTGCCTTTTGAAAAACTTTGGAATGAATACGAAAGAATAATAACCGATAATGGTGCAATAGTGCTAACGGCATCACAACCATTTACGAGTGCTTTGGTAATGAGTAATCCAAAAATGTTTAAACACGAATGGATTTGGGAAAAACAAAAGGCAGCAAATTTTATGAATATGAAAACTGCTCCTGCAAAATACCACGAAAACATATTGGTATTTGCAAAAAACACTCCAACTTATAATCCTATAATGTGGCAAATAGAAGAAAGCAAACGAGATAAAAGAAAAACTGTAAATAACCCAATTACTAATAAAGATTGTCATTTAGGGGAAATTGTAAGAACAAGAAAAGAAGATGATGGAAGTAGATACCCAAAAAGTATTTTAAAAATTGACAAAAGCATAAATAAAAATTTGCACCCAACAGCAAAACCTTTGGAACTTATGCAATACTTAATCAAAACATATTCAAATGAAGATGATGTAGTAATGGATAATTGTATGGGTAGCAACACAACAGGTTTAGCTTGTAAAGAGTTAAATCGTCAATACATAGGAATTGAAAAAGAAAAAGCGTATTATGATATTTCAGTCAAACGAGTTACGGAGTGTCTGTTCTAACATTACGCATAACGTTATCTCGCTTGGCGAGGTTGGGAAAAATAAGCCCAAATCATCTTATTTAAAAACTATAAAACCAAGTACAAAATGAACAATAAATTAAGCCAAATACCCAATCTTGCCAAACGAGTGTTAGTGGCTGATGTGGGATTGAAAGAAAGATGTCTTATTTCATTCTCTGGTGGCGAAACTTCCGCTTATATGTTATGGTGGTTATTAACTCATAAATCTGATGTTTATGATTTTGTAATAATATTTGCTAATACTGGGCAAGAAAATGAGCAAACTTTAGAATTTGTTAGAAATTGTGAAACTCATTTTGGTTGTAAAATTGTATGGGTTGAAGCTGTGCCAAGAATGTTTTTTCAAGGCAAAGTAAATAAAGTAGAAGATTGGTTAAACAATATCCAAATTATAAAATGGATTGGAAAAAAACTTGGGACAAAACACAGAGTTGTAAATTTTGAAACAGCTAATCGTGATGGAAAAGTTTACGAGACTGTAATTGCGAGATACGGAATACCAAATGCGGCTGGAATATTTTGCACAAGAGAATTGAAATTAAGACCTATAACTTCATATTTGAGAAGTATCGGATGGAAAAAAGGAACGTACCAATCAGCAATAGGAATTAGAGCTGATGAATTTGACAGAATGAATAAAGATAGAGTTAAAGAAAAACTTTATTATCCTTTGATAAAAGACCAACCAATGACAAAACCTAAAATTAATTTTTGGTGGAAATTACAGCCTTTTAGATTAGAATTGAAAGGTTATCAAGGAAATTGTAAATGGTGCTTTAAAAAATCAGATAATAAACTTTATCAATTAGCACAAGAAACGCCTGAAATATTTGAATTTCCTGACAGAATGGAACAGATTTATGGAAATTGGATTCCACCCGATAGATTAGCTGAATTGATTGAAAAAGGAAAAGAAATACCAACAAATATTAAGTTTTTTAGAAACCATAAATCAGCAAAAGATATTTTAGAAAACTCAAAAACATTTGATAAAAACGTGAAAGATGATAGTGATGTTTATGATGATACAGAGAGTTGCGATATATACGCAGAATGTGGTTCTTAAACGTAAACGAACATTTGCCACTAACTACTATATGTAAAAAAAATGTGCGAACACTAATAAACTTAATGCCTAACAAATGGAAATTCCTAAGTACCTTGTTTTATATCGGAAAGAATTAACCTTAAAAGGATATTCTGAAAATACTATTAAAAATTATGTTTCACAGGTAGATTTATTTTTAAGAGGACATAATCAGTTGTTTACAGAACCATCTAAAATAAATGAAGAAGCAATAAAAACATGGCTACTTCAATTTAAAACTAAAAATTCAATGTGTCATAGCATTTCAGCTTTGAAATTATTTTATAAGATGGTTATAAAGCAACCTATGAAATTTCGTTACATTGAATATCCTCGTTCTGAAAAGAAACTGCCTAAAATTATTGAAAAGGAATTTTTGTTAATCCAATTGAATAAAATCAAAAATAGCAAACACAAAGCACTTCTTACAATGACTTATTCTACAGGAATGAGAGTTTCAGAAGTTATTAATCTTTTGATAGCTGACATAGATAGTAAGCGCATGATTATTTTCATTAGAAATTCAAAAGGCAATAAAGATAGAATTGTTCCATTAAGCCAAAAAGTTTTAGAATTATTACGTATTTATTATTCTGAATATAAACCTAAAGAATATTTATTTAATGGTCAAGGAGATAATATTCAATATTCCGAAACAAGTTGTAATCAATTGGTAAAAAAATACATTGGAAAAGAATATCATATGCATTTGCTTAGACACTCAAATGCTACAGCACTTCTCGAAGCAGGAACAGACCTTAGATATATTCAAAAACACCTTGGACATTCAAACGTTAAAACTACAGAAATTTACTGCCATGTAAGTACAAATATGCTTTCAAAAATGGCATTACCAATTTAACACATAAACCATGAGCCAGCTAAAAAAACTAAATAATTGGATTGTAGCTTATGAAACAGCAAATGATATTTTTCCTGATTCTAAGGCAATAAAATTCAAAATCAAGGAACTACTGAAAGAGGAGGTTATTGATAAAAAATCAGGATCTAAAAAGATTTACTTTCGGGATTGCAAATGGTCAGATTATAATATTCTTAGGAAAGAATTAGCATCTGATCAAAATTTTGTTAAGCAATATTCCGGAGTTGATTTGAAGGCTTATATTGAAGATGCTATGGCATGGTCAGAAAAAGGGAATACCACTACAGAAAATGGATGGAAGTTAACTTTGAAAAATTGGATGCGTAAATCTAAATTAGAAGGTAGATTAATAATGAAACCAAAAGCAGATATTAAGGATGCTTTTACAAATCAATAATAAATGGATTTACCAATAGGATTTGAAATGCTTAACTATAATAATAGTAGAGATGAATTACAAGCTTACAGAGAAAAAGGTGCTTTAAGAGGGAAATTTTTAGGATTTCCTTTTTTAGAAGAACACTATACAATGTCAACTCCAGGAATTACCGATTGGACAGGTTATCCACAATCAGGTAAAACTGAATTTTTAATTGAATTACTTTTAAATACTTCTTTATTTTATGGATGGAAACATTTATTATATGTTCCTGATGTTGGAGATAAAAATGAAGTTTTAGGCAACATAATACATAAACTATCGGGATATACTTTTGACAAAAGATTTAATAATCATATTTCTGAAAGTGATACTGATAAAAATTTGCAATGGGTTTTAGAACATTTTTATATTATTTATGAAAAAGAAGCAGGTTCTAGTATTACACCATTTCAATTTTGGGATTATGCAGCTTATGCTTCAAAAGAATTTAATATAAAAACTGCCACTATTGATAGTTGGAAAGATTTAGATTTAAACGTTATGCCTGATGGTACATCAATGGGTAGAGATGATAAGTATTTAGAGAAAGTATTAAAGTATAGAAATAAAATTGCAGATATGTACAAAATACATTTACATACAATTATACATCCAACAAATATTCCTCCTGACAAAGATGGTAAAAGACCAGAACCAAAACCATTTAACTTAAGTGGTGGCGCACAATGGATGAATAGTGGTAGAACTATGATAACAGTTCATAGAATTGATGGTACAGAAAATGAAGTTGATATTGTAATAAATAAGGCAAAGCCAAAAAGTGTTGCAAAGTTAGGTAGGGTTAGAATGTTTTTTGATGTTAAGACTGCAAGATTTTATACAGATAATTTCGGACAAAAAGTATATGCAAATCACATTTACGAAAAACCAATAGCATTATCATTACCAGATAGTAGTATATTTGATGATAATGAAGATGACCAATTACCATTTTAAAATTACACTATGACAAAAGACGAATTAAGATTAGCAAATTATCATTTAGAATATTTAAAAAATCAGCGTAAATATTTTGAATATGCAGATACATCACAGTTTTTATTGGAGCAACAAAAGGACAATGATTTATTACTTTTACAAGAGGCTTTTACGAATTGGATTCAAAAAATTAAGAAAGGAGATTTAAGAGCAAATGAATTAACATTACTTTTGCAAAGCATTTGGAGATTACAATCTTATTGTGGAAATTTGGAAACTATTTGTAGAGCATCAGTATCGAGCATTGTGGAATCAAACAAAAGGATTGAGAGGTTAGAATCTGAAAAGAGGATTTTAGAATTACAGATATTGCAGATAAATTCAAAACACGAAATAGAAAAAAAGAAACTTGAGCAAGAAATCGAATTTATCACAAAAAATGGCTAGTCCAGAACAGATTTATTTTGTTTTAAAAAGCGGTATAAAAGTTTATCCGGTTTATAATTTAGGTTGGTTTATCGAGGTTGATAACAATGGAAGAATAAATCGATTTGACAAAAAAATATCGCAAACAGAAATAAATGAATCAATAGCAAAAACAATAATATTTTACTACAACAAATTAAAAGAAACAAAATAATGGCAAAATTAGAATTAACGCAGGAACAAAAGGAATTTAGATTAGATGATTACACTTTGAACCGACACTTTATTTATTGGCTAACAAAAAGTAAGTGTATGTGGGATTTAAAAACATCACATCAAGAGTATAATAAATTGAGATTAGATTTGGATCACGCAACAGCATTTGAGAAATTGAAAGTAATGATGTTTAATTTAGGTGTAAAGTAGTTATGGATTTAATCAAAGAGATAATTATAGACAATCCTCCACACAAATGGAGTTTGGTTTACAAAAAGCAAAAGTTTGATAGCAAAGGTAAGTTGGTAACGCATCAGGACTATTATTTGACAGCAAATCTTTTTTATAGCGACAGAACATCATTTCATATTACATCAAAGATTATTTATGAAACAAAAGAGTTTCTATTACCGTATTTAAAAGGACTTCCAGAGTTAGAAAAAATGAGAACTGAAATGGAAATTTATAATACAAAAGATGTTGATTTGGATAATAGATGGTTTTTCTTTTATAAGTTGATTTTGGATATACTAAAAACGCCTACATCAAAACAAATTGATAGAGCTTTAAAATATAAAAAGCCAATTATAACTACCAATACAATTTATGATGATAATACAAAATCAGTATCTGAATTTAATTGTAAGTTTTTAAAAGGTAATAATAAAATAGTTTTCAGAATTTTTGGTAGAGTAAAAACAGAGCAAAAAGAATTAAGTTTGTTTTTTATATAAAATTAATATGGAAATAAATAAAGTGTATAATGAAGATTGTTTGGAAACTTTAAAAAAACTTCCTGATAATTCTATTGATTTGGTAATAGCAGACCCTCCATACGAAATTGTAAGCGGTGGCGGTGGTGGTTGCTTTGGAACAGAACAAAGAGATTATCATAAAGGCGTAAAATCATTAAGCGATGGATTTGAAAACGTAATACTTGACGAATGTAAAAGAGTTTTAAAAGTATTTAATTGTTATTTCTTTTGTAGTAAAGACCAAGTGTTGCAAATTTTACTTTGGGGCAAAGAAAATAATATGAATACTGATATACTTTGTTATCACAAATTAAATCCAATACCTACAACTAATAATAAATATTTATCTGATACCGAATATATAATTTTTATGAGAGGTAAAGGAGCTTATTTGGGGGGGGGGGTACAAAACTAAAAAGAAATACTTTCTACAAAACAATAGTAAAAGTGAATTTGAACATCCTACTGTAAAACCTTTAAACATTATAAGAACGTTAATTACTAATTCAAGTAAAGAATATGATTTAGTATTTGACCCATTTATGGGAAGTGGCACAACTGCAATAGCTTGTATAAAAGAAAAAAGAAACTTTTTAGGAAGTGAAATAGATAAAAAATATTATTCAGTATTATCAAAAAGAATATTAAACGAACAATCACAAACAACATTATTTTAATGAAACAATCTAAAAAGCATTCAGCATTAGAATCTACAACCAATGTAGTTGTGGGTTTAATAATATCAATTTTAACTCAAATGGCATTATTTCCCATTTTAGGTATTCCAGTTTCGACAGAGCAAAATATAATCATTACAGCGGTGTTTTTTGTGTTGTCATTTGTAAGAGGATATATTATTCGTAGAATTTTTAATAATAAAATAAAATCAAATGGATGAATTAAAATTTAAAATTTGTGCAGATAGAGAGTGCAATGTAAAGTTTAGGCAATTTAATTCCTTGCAGAAATATTGTTGTTCCATCTGTTCAAATAAAAATAAGAAGGTAAACTTAAAGCTAAAACCACTTTATAAAATTCCGAAAGTATCTGAAAAGCGTAAAATAGAAAACCTAAAGTATTCAGTTTTAAGAATTGAGTTTTTAAGTAAACCAGAAAACCAAAAATGTCCTATAACTGGAAAACCAACAACAGATGTGCATCATTCCAAAGGTAGAATTGGAACTTTATTATTAAATACTCGTTATTGGATAGCTTTGAGTAGGGAAGGACACAAGTTTGTAGAGGAAAACCCAGAATGGGCAAAAGAAAATGGTTATAGTTTAAATCGATTGTCAAATGAGTAAAAAAACAAAACCATTAATCTATCCTTTTACTTTTAATGAATGGTTATCACATCCAAGCACAAAACCAAAATTAAAATGGTGTAAACAAATAGCATCTGAAATTAAATATGGAACTCAAAAAACTTTAAACTTATGAATGAAAAAGAATTATTAGAATTAGGATTTATAGATACTTCTTATACGGAAGATAAAATAGATTTTACCGAGCATACATTAACTAAAGAAACTTTTTCAATAGAAATAAGCGGAATTGATAGTGTAGAAATTAAATTTGTAGGTATTGGTTGGGTTGATGTTCCTAACTGTAAAACAATAGAGGATTTAAAACAATTAATAAGATTATTTAACATTAACAATTAAAAACAAGAAGCGATGAGCAACATTTCTATTAAGGTAAACCTTAAACAATTAAAACACGTAGAACGTGAAATGAAAGGACTAGATGGTAAAATGATTAAATGTTTAATCATACCATTAGATGAAAATTTAATCTATCAAGGAGAGAAAGGAGCATATCTAAATCTTACAGCTATTGAGATAAAAGATAGAAGTAAGTTTTTACCGGACCAAAAAGATACTCACTTGGTTAAACAAGATATTCCAAAAGAAAAGTATGATGCAATGAGTGATGAACAAAGAAAAGCAATGCCGATTTTAGGAAATGCAATTTTATGGGGAAGGAAAGAACCTGCACCAAATGAAAGTTCAGAAATGTCAAATAGTGCTGTTGATGCTTATTTAGAAGAACAAGATGATTTACCTTTTAATTAAGGGTTTTTAGTTATCCCGTAAAAGTAAAACTAATAATTAATTTTATTGCAACCAACCTTTATTGTTAAGGGTTGGTTTTTTTATAAAAAATAATTAAAAAAACATAAAAATGTTTGTTTAATTAAAATATAGTTGTATTATTGCATAATAATTTTAAACTTTTATAAATGAGTACAAAAAAAAATGATTTTAAAAAGCTGGATATTAAAGATGTATTTCTTGACTTTCCATCTGCTGTAATTAAAATTCGTTACAACACCGGAGAAAAGAAGTTGTTAGGTTCAGTAGCGCAAGAGTGTGGGGTTTCGTTAGTTATTGTAAAACAATGGGAAACAAAAGCTCCAAACATTGTGGCAATTATTCACGCTTACTTGAAAGAGTACAATTTGACTTTTGAGGAATTGGTAAAGGAAGTGAATGTAAAGAAAAAAGCAAAAACTAAAATAAATTAATCATCTAAAACAATAAGGAAAATGGAAAACACAGGATTACAGTTATCAGATTTGAAGGTAAATAATTTACCAGAGTTACAAGGTTGGAAAGAGAAGCAGGAGAAGTTAGTTTCAGAAAATCCATTTGTAGAAATTACGGACAACAAGAGTTATGAAGTTGCTTGTAAAAGTCGTACTAATCTTTTGAAAGGTCGTACTGAATTGGAGAAGCAAGACAAATTAATTGCATCTCAACTGACTTCATTTAGAAAAGATGTAAAGTTAGAAACGGATAATTTGATTGCTATTACTTTACCATTTGAAGAAAGGCAACAATCAGAAGTAAAGCGATTTGAAGCTATTAAAGAAGCAGAAAAGCAAGAGAAAGAACTTTTAGAGCAATTACGAATTGATGATATAAAAAAACGTATTAATTCGTTTGAAACTGATAGTTACAAAATCATTCAGGAAACTACTATTGAAAATGTAGAAATACACAAGACAATGTTAAATCTTTTTTTGAAACATGATTTTGACTATGAGGAATATGATGTTATGTTTGAACTAGCAAAAATCCGTGTTCAAACTTCATGGGATGCTAAATGTAAAGACATTAAGGAAAAAGAAGAACAGCGTTTGGAGAATGAAAAATTGGCTGAAGAAAACAGACTATTAAAAGAAGCTAATTTAGAACGTGAGAATAAAGCCAAAGAAGAAAAAGAAAAGATATTTGAGATTCGTAAAGTAAGGTTAGAAGAAATTGGAGTTCAATTACAAGGGGAATGTTTTTTTTCAATAGAAACTGATGCTTTATGTGATAAAGAATTTGTTTTTAATTCAGATACTATTGAATTTGAAACATTAATTACTGATGCTAAATTGGCTATCCAAAAAGCTAAATCCAATGCAGAAGAATTTGAAAAGCAAAAAGCCATTGATTTAAAATTAGCTGAAGAAGATGCGGAACGTTTGAAGAAAGAAAACAAACAAAGAGTAGCTAAATATTCATCGGACAAAAAACTTCTTAAAGAATTTGTCAAAAGTTTAGAATTTAGTAATCCAGTACCGGAATTAGAGAACGAAGATTTGCAATCAATTTTGGATAATATTCTATTGGAATTGCAAAACACAAGAGGTCATTTATTAACTCAAATCAATTTATTTTAATTATGTCAAACATCGTAAAAGCAGAAAGTTCAATATTTAGCACAATTGCTTCATTTGAAGATGGTCAAAGAATCGCAAAAGGGCTTTGTAGTTCAGATTTAGTTCCACAAGCATACAAAGGTAATATTCCCAATACAATGATTGCTTTAGAAATGGCAACACGTATCGGAGTAAGTCCATTTATGGTAATGCAAAACCTTGATATTATTCAAGGAAAACCAAGTTGGAGAAGTTCATTTATTATTGCGGCTTTAAATTCATGTGGTCGTTTTAAGCCATTAAAATTTGAGTTTGTTGGTACAGATACTCAAAGTGATTCTTATGGTTGTAGAGCATACACAGATGATTTTGATGGAAATAGAATTACTGGGCCGATGGTTACTTGGTTAATGGTAAAATCGGAAGGTTGGTTAAGTAAAACTGGTTCAAAATGGAAAACAATGCCAGAGTTAATGTTTCAATATCGTGCCGCAAGTTTTTTTGGTAGATTATATGCACCTGATATTTTAAATGGTATGCAATCAGTAGAAGAAGTAAAAGATGTTTTAGGAACTATTGATACAGAGTATGAGGATGTTTCAAAGCATGAAAAGCTAGTAGAATTGTTTGAGTTAAAAAAGGAATTGATTTCCGAAACAGATTTAGTTTTTGTTCAAAAGGTAATTAACGACAAGGACAAAGCTAATTACGACAAAGTAATTTACAACCTAAACAAGCTTAAAAATGAACAACAAGCCAAATAGAGTTGCAAAGTTTTGTAATTAAAAAAAGTTTCTTATATTTGCAACGCTAGTTCGTTACAAATGAAATCACAAAAGAAACCCGATTGCTTACAATGCCTTCTGCTAATACTTAGCAAACGGACTAGCCTTTGTTCGTAATCGGGAATTTTTGTTATGGAAAATCAAATTGAAATTTGGAAAGACATTTTGAACTCTAAAGGAGAATATCAAGTGTCTAATCTTGGAAGAATTAAAAGTGTTAAAAGAATAGTTAATAGAAGTCATAGAATATTGCCTATTAAAAGTAGAATATTAAAAACATCTATTAGTAATTCTGGATATGAACTTGTTTTTATAAGGTTTAAAGGCATTAAAAAAGGCTTTTATGTTCATCGTTTAGTTGCTCAATCATTTATAGAAAATATTTACAATAAACTTGATGTAAATCACATAAACGGAATTAAAACAGATAATAGATTATTAAATTTAGAATGGTGTACTAGAAAAGAAAATATGGAACATTATAAAAAACATTTAAAAAAATGGTAGAAATAGTAGAAAGAATAGGGAGGTTTACGAGTTCCAACATTTGGAAATTAACAACATCCGATCGTAGTGGAAAAACATTTGGTTCAGCTGGATTGACTTATATAAAAGAAAAATCTGCTGAAAGATATTTAGGTCGTTCTGTTGATTTAGGGAAAGATTCACAAGCCACTGTTTGGGGAAAGGTTGCGGAGCATTTTTGTAATTTTTTCCATTTAGATTTAAGTTATCAATTAATTTCAAATAAAACAGTAGTGCATCCTAAGTATGATTTTTGGACAGGAAGTCCTGATGCAAAGAAATTAGATACAGTAGGGGAGATAAAATGCTTTGAACCTAAAAAATATTTTGCTTTATCAATGGCGTTGTTAAAGCTAAATGAAAATCAAATTACAATAGAAGATTTTAAAAAAGAGTTTGACGATATTTATTGGCAAGTGGTTTCAAACAGTATTTTATTAAACACAAAATATGCTGAAATAATTGCATTTATGCCAAATGAAGAACAGCTATTAGAAATTAGACAATCTATTGAGGAAACAAATGTTTTAGAATTGTTAGGTATAGACCCATGGAAAGCTAGATACATCTATGAAGAACCAATAAGTCATTTGCCTTTCGTTAAAAACGAAAATTATCCAACATTTGTAAGTCATAAATTTGAACCAAGTGTTGAGGATAAAGTATTCTTAACAAAGCGAGTATTAGAGGCTATTAAAATTTTAAACAAAATATAATTATGAAAAAAATTAAAACAGATATTTGCGGATTTGGAGTGGCTTATGACACAAAGGCAAAAGAATTATTAATTCATTTTTTGTTTTGGTGTTTTGAAATTAAAATAAAAATGTAATTATGACAAAGCAAATACAATCAAAAGAAGAAGCTATTGAAAGTGTAATGTATGGAAACAAACACGACTTCAATAAAATATTTGGTTTTGCCGAATTATGGGTAAAAACTCAATTTAGATGGTTTAGTGCTGATGATTTAAAAGAGGCATATTATTCAGCAGGAAATTTACCTCCACAGCAATTAAATGTATTTGGAGCAGTATTTAGTAATCTTTCAAAATCAAAACTTATATTTCATTTTGGATTTACAAAATCTATACATAAAGTAGCACATGGTAGAGATTTAAAAACGTGGATTAGCTTAGAATATAAATT